GTTTTACTGTTATGGCTGTCAAAAACGTGGCGACATTGTAGATTGGTTGACCGGTTTCTGGGGCCTGGACCTGGCGCAGATCGCTTCACAAAACTCACGGCTCGATGATCACGAACTACGCTTACGGCGACTAGAATACCAACAACGCGAGCAAGCCCGGCAAATCGAAGAGCAGGAACGGCGCCTGAGTGCGCTGGAACAGATTCACAACTGCACCGATCACCTCCGTTACCACAAAACGATGCCCCCAGCAGCCCTGGAATACTGGTACCGGGCGGGAATGCGCCCGGAAACCATCGCCAAATACCAATTGGGTTACTGCCCACGCTGCCCTACCGACGAAAAGGAGCGGCCCTCCTACACCATCCCCGTGATCAGCAACGGCAAGCTGTGGAATATCCGCCACCGCCTGGTACACGCCGCCAATGGCGATAAATATCGCCCACACATCGCCGGGCTGCGCAACGTGCTCTTCAACGGGGACGCGCTGCGGGAAAACGCAAAGGACATTTTGATCGTTGAGGGTGAAAAAAAGAGCATCATCGCGGCGCAAGAAGGCTTCCTCAACGTCGGCGTGATGGGAAAGACCGGTTTCGATGAGGCGTGGGTTAGCAAGTTCGACAAATTCAGGCGCGTGAACGTGTGCTACGATCCCGATGGGTTGAACCGAGCCGTGGCAGTCGCAGCGCTATTCGGCGGGCGCGGGCGGGTGGTCGTACTGCCCGGCAAGTTCGATGACCTGATCGTCGAGGATGGCGCCACCGCCGACGACATCCAGGATTTCATAGACTTAGGAAAGAAAGTTTAGACAACGCCTGAAAGATTCGGGCGGAAGTTCTGTTCTACAAGAGGGGTGAAACGATGAGTAGACTTTTAATTGACGATAAACCGGTCATGGTGCTGCCCAAGCTGGCCCAGGCAATTGGACTGAATGGGGCCATTGTTCTACAACAGATCCATTACTGGATAGAGATTGTGAAGGAAGCCGGCAAACAGGACCATTTCCGCGATGGCAGTTGGTGGATTTACAACACCAAAACGGAGTGGACGGAAAACTTCCCGTGGTGGTCAGAAGCCACGGTTTGGCGCGTCCTGTTGGAGCTGCGCAATGCCGGCCTGATCATTGCCCGCAACTACAACAGCGCCAACTACGACCGCACCCTCTGGTATACCATTGACTATGCCGCGCTGGCCGCCATCGAGGCCGCCCATTTGTCAAAAAGCGAAAATGCATTTTATCAAATTGATAAAATGGATTATGTCAATTTGACATCACCTATACCAGAGACTAACACAGAGAATAACTTGAAGAAAGAAGACTTTGGAGTTTCAAAAGACGAAACTCCAATAGCGTCGCAGACATCCCTTGATCTTGTCTTATCGGATTCCGACACCACAGAACCAACCCTGGCGGAAGACGCTATTCTCTTCGATGCCATCAATCGCGATAGGAAAGCCAACAACCAGCGCGCCGTGCGGGAGAAATTCGATACGTTGCAGCAAAAGGCCAAATGGCGCGCCACGACCGAGACGGCCAAGCGCCTGTTCAATGGGCAGCAGGCCGAAATACTGGCCGGCTGGGTCAATACGGCGCTTGAGAAGGGGATTCGCAATAAGCCGGGCATCATCGCCTACGTCGCCAAGATCGCCGAGAATCAGGCTGACCGGCGCGAATCCACGCTCAGAGTTTACTAACATAAGTTCACGCATTCATTGGAGGGGCTAATGAACGCAAAAGCACAAAGCAAAGGCAATTTCCGGCAGTTGGTCAACACACCCGCCGAGCTGGCCGCCAACTTCGCGCTCTGGTACGACGGCATTCAGACGCATCCCGGAATCCCCTGGGGCATCCCGATGATAGACGAGGTCGTGATCCCCATGCGCCCCGGCGACCTGGTCGGGCTGATCGCCCGCCCCGGCCACGGCAAGTCCTCGCTAATGGCCTACCTCGCGCGTGCCGAAGCCAAACGCATCATCCAGCGCAATGCAGTCGGCAAAGAGGTCGTGGTCTACGTGACCTGGGAGTCGTCGGCAGAAGAGATCGAAACGTTCTTTATCAGCGACGGTGAATTCTCAGCGACCGACATCGCGTGGGGGCGGGTACCCCAGGATACCGTCACCAAGAAGCTGCTTAAACGGGCAGGGTTTCCCGTTTGGACCATCGGCCACAGCATTGCCCGCGCCGGTCAGCCAGTGCCACGAATGACGCTACCAGCCGTGTTGGGCGCCATCGAATCAATGGAAGCTGATTTCGGCGTCAAGCCGGTGCTATTGCTCTTCGATTATCTGCAATTGATCCCAATCGAAGGCGCCAACACCCGCGTCGAGCAGGTGCTGGAAGCGCCGCCACGGATCAAGGAACTGGCGCTGCGGATTGGTGCGCCCGCAGTTTGTGGCGTGCAGGCTTCCCGCGACGTGGACACGCTCAAAATCAAAATCCCACAACCGCACCACTGTCAATGGGGGTCCTCGATCGAGCAGGCCGCCGACAAGTTATTCGGCCTGTGGATGCCCTGGAAAACCGAAGACCACAACGCTCCCCCCATTGACGTGGCCGGCAAGAGCGCTGTGATCAATGAGTACCTGCTGATCCTGCAATTGCTCAAACAGCGCATGGCGTCCGGGCGCGCTTCGTTCCCGCTATACTTTGCCCCGCAATACCTGAAGCTGGCCCAGCTCGAAATCTTGGAGAGTATGAAGCACTCTGATTTCGGCTATGGCGAGTAACCTTGTGTTCCTAACCCCTGTGTAAAAAGGCCATGTAAAAAATGACATGGCTTTTTTAAGATTTACACGCGATCTGTATCTTTTGGGTATTGCTTTTATACTAATAAGCAGTATAATCTTAGATATAAGCAACAACACAGGGAAACAGGGAGACAGGGAAATGGAAAGCAAAACAGCATTGATCGAAACCTTCGGAACGGAAATCGGCAGCAAGCTCTTTGGCGCCGCCGTCAAAGTCAGCGCACAACTGAACGTAGAACTGGACGACTTCTGCCAAGACCTGGCCGCCGAGGCCCTCAAGGTGCAGGCTGAATACGGATACGTCAATGTAAAGATCGCCGTCAAGCACGCCAAGAACACCATCTACGACACCTACAACTACGGCGTCAACCGCTATTTCAGCGCGCTGGGCGTGAGCGAGTTCTCAGTAGACGCGACCGCCGAGCAGGACACCGACGAAAACGCGCTGCTGGACGTGCTGACCTTCGATCGTAACGCAGTTGTACGCGAAAGTTTAGCCGACGACTTCGCCGCCGTTATCGAAACGCTAAGCGCGGCTGAGCGCGCGGTATTGGTCGGACTGGCTGAGGGCTGGCAGGCGCAGGAAATTGCGCAAAAGATTGGTCGGAGCAATGCATGGGTCAGCCAAACCAAAAAGCATTTACAGGTAACATTCGCTCCCTTCGCCTACTGAAAAGTAGGCGTTTTTTTTCTGTACTATAATTTAGAGAGCAAAACGAGTTTGCCGGTACCCAAAATTTATGCTCAGAAATAGACTGGAAACCGGCGCATACCTCACCAGCTCAACGGGACGAGCGGCGGCTTTAGCCGATGTCTGTTGGTTCGAGTCCTACGTGGGGTACATGGCGTTAGATCGCCTGTTTAGATGGTAGTGGAGTCCAGACGGCCCTACTTCACTGAGGCCCTGAAGGACTCCGCTACCGTAGACTTCACCCACTACGCTTTGCGGATAGCGCCCGTCCAGCAAGCCCTGGGAAGGCGACGGGACACCACCCAAAGCGCACGGAAATGCGTCCTATCTGCCGCGTGACTCTGGTATAGCCAGAAGGCGTCTGCAATAGTGAGCTAGACGAGCAGCTGGGACGCGAAAGGAAAACTATTATGAAAAAACTTATGTTCACAATCTTATTGGCTTTGTTGGCGGCTATTGCTCCGAGCGCGGGCAGCGCCAACGACCCATACTACACGGCGGCCAGCATTCTGCGCGGCGAAGCGCCCCAAGACTGCCCCAACTGTCGCAACCTGACGGCCTGTGCTTTGATGCGCGACATGCAAAACGGCGTGGTTTTACGCCAGCGTTGGTATGGTTGGCGCGCCGCCCGTCCGCAGGACATCGAACTGATGCGCCAGGCCGCGACAGATCCGCAATTCTGCCGAACTTACCCCGACTGCCGTTTCGTCGGCAATGGGCGCGACCTGGAAGTCTGGGCGCGTCGGGGCTGGGCCAGCGAAACCCGGGTCATCGCCTACTGTGGCAAGAGCGGTTGTTCGGTGTGCGTACCGCGTGTACCAGCAAAAATTCAGGCAAAGTAAAGGAGCAAGATGAATCTAATTCGCTATTTGGTAAAGTTAGTAGGAGACGCGCTGAGCCAGGACAAAGAGCCGGCTACCGGCATCAAAATTCTCGATCCGGTTGTGCGCAATAATCGCCAACACCGGCGTGCTGTCGCCGCCGGCGCCCATGATCACCGCGAAGACGCGAAAAGCGCCAAGCGCAAATCGCGTAAGGAGCTGAAACGTAAGCGCAAACTTGGCCGACGTTAGCCAGTTGATACGCCGGGGTGGCTGACCTCCTCACCCCTCGGCGTCCCTAAAAGATCGCGCCCGGAATCCCTGCCGTGCGCGATTGTATTAAAAAAACACGGCGTTTTTCTGTTCTGTGTTCAGGGATAAGTCAAACAGGGAGGCACACGATGGAAAAGCTGATGGTTACGCGCATTGATTTTGCAGTGAGTGGCGATACCGTGGTGGTAAACAAGATCGCCGAAACGCCGGCGCGCAACATCGTGCTGGATTCACAGATCAAAAAGGTAAATTACAACCCAAGTCGGCGCGGCAAATGTTTGAAGCCTGGGAAGCCGCCATCAACGCGCGGAAAAACGGAGGTGCGCAATGACCGAACGACGCGAAAGCTACTGGACTGACCCTGATTTCGTCGAAACCTGCCAGCATTTTGGCCTGAGTCGTGAAGCCGTAACGGCAATCCTGGGGGTAGACTACCAGGGCAATGCCGACGACGCCATTACCGAACTGCAAGCCTACCTCAACAAACATCGCGAGCGCATGAACGAAGCCGATATTGCCGAAATTCTGAGCCCCTTTACCGCTCCCGCTTCTCCACACCAACACTCCGAAGCGCAGACGATCGCCTTCGCTAATGCTTTCTTGCCCGATGGGACGCAAGTCAACATCACTGCCCGGCAAGGGGCTACGCCTGATGCCATCGTAGCCACCGTAACGGCCCTCAGCGAGGCGCTACGCCGTTTAGGTGAATTGGGTATCCACACCAAACCACAACGACAAACCAAGCCGGTTTCTTTCGCCAAGCAAACAACTACGAGCAATTCAGAAACCGCCGAAGTGCCCGGGCCAACTGACTTTTGGAGGGCCGTCAAACCCTACATCGGCACCGACAAACCATTTGAAAGCAAGATCGGCGTTTCGGGGTGGCTGACGCAGTTCGGTACCGGCAAGGCAACCAACTGGGCCGACGCGATCAAGGCGCTGTATTCACTTAAACAGCCGGCGACAGCGAGTGCTGAAGCCGATTTCTGAAATTATGAACATAAGGAGATAGCTATGCCGAACTATTGTTACAATGAACTGTACTGTAACCAAAACGCTGGCCTGCAAGAGGTGTTGGCCTTTATGGGTGAGGATTTTGATTTCAACAAGCTGATTCCCTACCCGCCCGAATTCGCCGAACGCGACGCCGAAGCGGAAGCGCTACGGGAAAAGTACGGATGGGGTGAGGGATGCAAAAACTGGGATGCCAATAAAACGGAGGCGGTGGCGGCATGGAAAGCCTTCGTAGAGAAGTGGGGCAACGAGCACGACGGCTTCAATTCTGGCGGCGCTGAATGGTGTCAAGCTAACTGGGGTACGAAGTGGAATGCCATCGAGCCGCATCTGGAAGGCGCGCACCTGGTATTCGAGTCCGCGTGGGGCCCGCCCTTTCCTGTCATCATCGCTCTGGCGAAAAAGTTCCCGCAATTTACCTTCTACTTCGAGTATTTTGAGAGCGGAATGGCTTTCTGTGGCGGTTTTACGCTGGCTTGCCAAGACGATTGGTGGGGCCCTGGCGAGTGGGAGCCGGGAAAGCTGCAACAAGAGTGGGAAGGGAAGTACCACGGCCATAAGGGAGGTTAAAGAGTAGTACCAAGCGCCGGGCAAGTGAAAACTTGCCCGGTTTTTTCTGTTCTGTACACAGGGTTGAAACTTAGCAAAGGAGATGATCATGGGTACAGATATTCACATTTACGTTGAGCAGTTTGACAAAGAGTGGCGAGAAGTGCCGGGGCCGTACACTTCTACCTACGACGGACAACCGTCTTGGTGTCCGTGGTATCAATTTCACGAACATACCGAGCGGCCTGATCCGGTTGCGCGCGATTACGAGGCCTTCGCTTTCCTGGCCGACGTGCGTAACGACGCTATGTTTGGCGAGCGCATTGAACCGCAATTCGCCGGGCGCGGCCTACCTGCCGACACGTCTTACAAAACTGAAACTGAAACCCTCGGCTACCACGATCAAACTCACGCCACACTCAAAGAGCTTTTGGCCGCTCCCTGGGACACCACAGTCAAATCGTGTGGCTTTGTTGACGCCGAAGGCTTCAAGGAATGGCGTGAAAACGGTATACCCAACGGTTGGTGCGGCGATATTGGCGGAGCTGTGCGCAAACACGAACTGGAAGATTTCGCAGCGCTTTTCGACAGCGGGGCCATCACTGAGCATGATTATGTCCGGGTTTACTGGGATTGGCAGCCCTTGCTGGATTGCCCGTTTCACCGGTGGCTCAAGGAACTGGCGCAACGTTTCCCGGATACGGAAAACATCCGGGTTTTGATGGGATTCGATTCGTAAGTTTATGAACAAAAGCCCAGGCGACTGAAAAACGCCTGGGCTTTTTCTGTCCTGTAAGCATAGCACAGGAGGTAAGGCAAATGGAACATCCTTTGGTCGTGAAAATTGACACCACCGGCGCTGTAAAGCTGGTGTACCATCCCGACAAGCAGGCCGTCATATCTGACAAGCTGGCCGCCGGGCTGGGGCAGATCGCCAGCGAGCAACGCGGCGCTTACGTCTTCCCGCGCAACCCGGTTTTACGCTGGCTGTTCAAGGCCATCCGCCGGCGCTTTGGTAGCACTGGGATCATCAGCGAACTTACCCGGTCGTGGCCTTGTCGGTGGGTCGTGGTATTACCGGGTGAGCACGTGCGGTTGCCCGGTGTGTTTCAAAGTCATTTCGCGGCAGTGTGCGCGGAGGTACAATGGATAACGAACAAGAAATGAGCGCGTGGGTTGGCGGTATAACTGTCTTGCTCCAATCGCCAATGTCTGGCGGTGGTGTTTCTGTTGACGTTGACGAAAAACGCTATGAATTTATCAACGCGCTTCTTGTGCGGGCAAAAGAAGTGGAAGGCCCACTGATTAACGGTATCTGGGCCGTGACTTTTGAAGTAGATCAAGACACAGACAGCGCGGAGCTTGTTGACTTTGTGAAGAGGACGTGGCAAAAGTACGCACGAAAGGTGCAAAGGTAGGTAGAATGGATAACGAACAAGAAGTAGGGTGGGGGCAGCCGTTCGATGCATTGCACGTGCCGTCTCACTGCAAAGCGCTGGACGTAGAGGAAGAGCTGACCACGGTTTACGAGGGCGGGCGCGTGGAAAAGCGTCGCCGGACTATTCGGTGCTGGTACGATCAGTATCTTGGGCGCTTTTCGACGGAATGGGGCACGTTGCGTGGCGTGGTGCTGCGCTGGAAGAAGGTAGAGTGATGACGCAATACTTCTCAGCCGACGGTGTGACTCTCTACCACGGGGACTGCCTGGAGGTGATGCGGGGGATGGCGGCGGATTCTGTGCAATGCGTGGTAACGTCGCCGCCTTACTACGGCTTACGTGATTACGGCGTCGCCGGTCAGATCGGCCTTGAAGAAACACCCGCCGCTTATGTTGCGCGCCTTGTTGCCGTATTCGCTGAAGTGCGCCGCGTGTTACGGGATGACGGCGTGGTGTGGCTTAATTTGGGAGATAGCTACGCAAGCGGAGAGATCGGGCGTCACGATTCTGTGCAAGGCCGCGAGATTGACGGGAAGCCCGTAACATCCAAAGCGGGAACGCGGCAACAAAGCAAGGTTGACACAGGCCTGGCACCAAAGCAGCTTCTCGGTATCCCCTGGCGTGTTGCCTTCGCCCTGCAAGCTGACGGCTGGTATCTGCGCTCCGATTGTATCTGGCATAAGCCCAACCCGATGCCGGAAAGCGTCACCGACAGACCAACGAAGGCGCACGAATACGTGTTTTTGTTGAGCAAGTCGGCACGGTATTTCTATGATGCGGAGGCAGTGAAAGAGGACGCTAACCCGGAATATAAGTCAAGGTATGATTATTATTTCAATGTTGGCGAGAAGGAAGCAAGCGGCGGCGGCAGAGTTGGCGCACAAAGCAACACGCCAGGAATTAAGGAATACACTGGAAAGCGCAACGGCCGCACCGTCTGGACTATCGCCACGCGGCCTTACGGCGGCGCTCACTTTGCCACGATGCCGCCTGAACTGGCGCAACGTTGCATCTTATCGGGTAGCCGTCCGGGCAATGTTGTGCTTGACCCGTTTAATGGCGCTGGTACTACCGGGATGGTGGCGATCCAACAAGGGCGCGGCTATGTCGGCATTGACCTGAATGCGCAATACCTTGACCTGACCATAGAGCGCATTGACGGAATACTGTTACAGCCGCGCCTTTTCGCGTCCGGCGATGAGTCAGCGATACTACCAAAACAGGAGAGAATGTTTGAGGAGAAAGAGTGGGGCACGTTGCGTGGCGTGGTGCTGCGCTGGAAGAAGGTAGAGTGATGACGCAATACTTCTCAGCCGACGGTGTGACTCTCTACCACGGGGACTGCCTGGAGGTGATGGCCGAAATGGCGGCGGATTCGGTTGACGCGATTGTGACCGATCCGCCGTATGGTCTATCGTTTATGGGCAAAAATTGGGACAAAGGCGTCCCCGGTGAAGCGTTCTGGGCTGAGTCATTGCGCGTTGCCAAACCTGGCGCGCACTTGCTGGCATTCGGCGGGACGCGCACATTTCACCGGCTGGCAGTGGCAATTGAGGACGCCGGGTGGGAAATCCGCGATTGTGTTATGTGGGTTTACGGGTCAGGGTTTCCGAAATCGCTTGACGTGAGCAAGGCGATGGACAGGGCGGCAGGAGTAGAACGGGAATTGACAACGCCAAGAGGAAGAATCGGCACAAACAAAACACGGGTAGAGCAGGGATATAGGCCCAATGAAGTCGCGCAAAGTTTTAATGATAGCGGGCCGGTTACTGACTCAGCACGCGAATGGTCAGGGTGGGGCACGGCGCTTAAACCGGCGTGGGAGCCGATCATCCTGGCGCGCAAGCCGCTTGTGGGCACAGTCGCCGCCAACGTCTTGCAGTTTGGGACGGGGGCGATCAATGTGGACGGGTGCAGGATCGGCGATAGAAGCAACTACCCGCAAATAACAGTCGCAAAACGCGGGTCTGCGGTCTATTCAGCGATTAACAGCGACGGCGGGAAAGTCCTTGACAATGGACGCTGGCCTGCGAACGTCATTCACGATGGGAGCGATGAAGTGCTGGCGCTGTTTCCTGAGACAGAGAGCGCCGCCCGCTTCTTCTACTGCGCTAAGGCGTCAAAGCGCGATCGGGATGAAGGATGCGAAGAACTGAGAGCCATAAGTAAGGTCTACAACGGGCAAAACTCAGAAAGCGCAGGTTGTGCGCCTGGATCAGTTGAAGATAAATTCTCAACGTCACCGGCGCACAATTTCCATCCGACCGTCAAGCCAACTGAACTTATGCGCTACCTTTGCCGACTCATAACGCCTCCCGGCGGGATCGTCCTTGACCCGTTTATGGGTAGCGGGAGCACCGGCAAAGCGGCGGCGCTTGAGGGCTTCGCATTTGTCGGGATTGAGATTGATGAGCAATACCTGGAGATTGCAAAAGCGCGTATCGAGCGCGAGTTGTTACAGCCGCGCCTTTTCGCGTCCGGCGATGAGTCAGCGATACTACCAAAACAGGAGAGAATGTTTGAGGAGAAAGAGTAATGACCACGATTATCAATGGCTTCAATGTAACCCGGCGCATGCCGACGTTCATCCCGGAGTTGCGCCAAACAATCCGCAGCGGGTGGAAGACACAGACGCGGCTGGTTGCGAAAGCCGAGGTTTGCCGTGACTGACGCCCTCGACCGCCAACAAGAACCGGGCTGGTTGCTGCCCTACCTTGCCGCCCTTGATACCGCCAACGTCTCTCTTGGCGACTTATCAAAGGAAGAAGCCAAGAAGTTCCCGCAGCACTGTCCAAAGTCCTTCGCTGGGCATCGTCGCTGGGACTACTGGCTGCGCACCATTGACGCCGGGAAACTGCTGGACGCCCCGATCCCCCAGATCAGCTTTGCGGGCCGTCCGCAACCCCAAGACGAGAAGGCTATCCAAGACTTGCTACAAGTCGCCGTGCGCCGGCATTACTCGTGGTACCCGGAAGCGTGGATCAACTTCGTGCGCTGGCTGCTCTTTGGTTTCGGCAAGGGTGCATTGAAGGACGAGGTAAACCGAATCCCGGAAGACCTCCGCGAGGCGTGGTACCACGGCTTCAACCTCGCCAACTTGCTCAACTCGCCGTGTGATTGGAGCGCCTTCGTACTGCAAGGCGGTCTGCGCGATGACCGCAATGAATTGAGTCCGTGGGCCAAGTCCACCGGGTTTTACTCCACCCCGATGCCGGTATGTGCAATGATGTCGCAACTGGTAATGGGCGACGGGGCCGATCACCGCCGGGAATCCGTGGCCGATCCGTGCTGCGGCACCGGCTCCATGCTGCTGTGCGCCTCCAACTACTCTCTGCGTCTCTTTGGGCAAGACATTGTCTACGACCTTTGTCTGTGCGCCGAACTCAATGGATGGCTGTGGATGCCGTGGCTGGTCTTCATGCCGCCGGAAACCGAAGAGTGGCTGGAAGGCGAGAATCGCATCGTATCGGATCACAGGGTTTTTTGCGGCGATAGTCTGGCCGGTGAAGGTATCGGTAGCCAGATGGCTTCCCAGCGCCGCCAAAGCGCTGAGGATTTTCAAGCCGCCGTCAAAGCGGGCCAGCTCAAGCAAGGCTATTTGTGGGGTGAGGAATGAAAGACTACACCATCATCCTTGACGGCCAGCGCCACGGCACCGTACAAGCCAATGACCGGGCGACGGCGTGTTTCAAAGCCTGGCATTGGTTCTATGATAACCTTCGTGGCGGCCTGGTCATGCAGTGGATTACCGCCGGGCGACCATTGGAAGTCAATGGGGTGACGGCGACAGACAAGGACACTGGCCCCGAACCCGCCGGACGGCAACTTGGGTTTGAACTTTGAAATTCTTGGAGGGACTATGGATAGTCGCTTTGCCGGGCTGACTTTCGATCAGATATTCGATAAATTGGAACACGGCACCATTGTCAAGTGTCAAGGATGCCCTTTGTTGAGTCACAGCAGCACGTCCAAAGACTGGCTCTGCGTTTTACAGTGGGGCGAGTGTCCCCGGATGGCGTTCGACCGGCGGCTGGAAAAGAATAAGCTAAGGCATAAGCAGAGCTATAAACAAAAGCACTTATGGAGCGAAAAATGACCCGATCAAAAGCCGCCAACAAGGCCGTTGTCTGGGTTGGGATATGGAAAAACTATGCCCCAGCCGACATTTGTACTTTTCCCACCCGTCACGCCGGTAACGGTGGCGAGCTGCTCTTCGCGTTGAAGCAACTCGATCGGCGCTGGGCCTTCGATTGGTGCATCGAGCCGCTAAAAATTGCGGTGGAAGTAGATGGCGGCAAGCACCTGGCGAAGTGGTGCTACCGGACCAAGCGCTGCGTTGTCGTCGGCAGGCACAACCAGGACGAAGACCTGGTGAAACACAATGCCGCAACGATGTTGGGCTGGTTAGTTTTCCACTTCTCACCGGATATGTTGGCGCGCGATCCACTGGCTTGCTTGGAGTGCGTGGTGCAGGCTGTTAGGATGCGGCGGCGCTCAATGGTTTAAAAATTGTCTTGATCTTATGAACAAAAGCCCATACTGAAAAAGTGCGGGCTTTTTTCTGTTCTATGCTCAGGGATCAGTAAGTCAAGCGGAGGTCGGCAATGAATACAATGAACGAGCGTGGAATCAAAGCGGCGCAGGTCGCCGGGGTGGAAACCGCACGAATGCGGCAGGTACGTTTAGACATCGGCAAAATGTTAGATGCCGGGTTGTTGATTGACGTTGACCTGCACGGTTTCTCGGCGCTCAAAGCCTCGGTTTCGTGGGCCGAGCTGGGAATTGCCGACGACGATGAACGCCGGCAGCGCATGGGCACCGGCGTTAAATTCCTGGCCCCGGCGCAATACGTGAAGGCGCTCAATTCGTTGGAAACCCGCTTCCGCCAGAGCCTGGATCGCTTCGGCTACGACATGGACGGTTTCAAGCCCTGGCGCTGGATGGCCTTCGATGATTATGCCGAATGGCAGGCGCAATGGAAAGTGTTGTGTTCAGCTTTAACTGACTTGCGCCTGGACATCATCGTCCACTACGACGAAATTGTGGCCGAGAATCGCGCCTACTTCCAGGGAGTCGCCCGCCGGGCGTGGCAAAACATTCGGGCGCAAATCACGACGGGCGCGGTGGCGCAGATCGGGGGGCGCGTGTACGCCAACTACGAAGACTTTGAAGAGCGGATCGTGACCACGGCGCTGGCGAAACTGCCCTCGGTAGAGTTTTTGCACACCGGCATCTTCGCCGACTACAAAACCGGCTACCTGGTAACCCCACCCGAAGTGCTCTCCTACTACTCCCAGTTGAACGCAGCGCAATACCAGGAAAGCGCCGCCGAAGCGCAGGCCCGCCAAGAGTGGTTGGCCGCCCGCGATCAGGAAATGGCGCTGGACGAGAAACGAATGACCCAACGCGCCCGCGCCGAAGCCGTCAAGCAAGCCGAGTTGGAACACGCCCGCCAACAACTGGCGAGCATCAAAAGCCCGGTGCAAGAAGTAATGGAGCAATTCCGGGCGCGCATCTACGAGAAAGTGGTCAAGGCCACCGCAGCGCTTTCGGGCAACCACGGCCTCCCCGCCAAGACGGCGACGATGTTGAAGGGCCTGGGGACACTTTACCAGACACTGGCCGCCGTGACCGAAGACAACGAGCTGGAAACGGCGCTGGCCTCCCTGCAAAATGCGCTGGACAAAATCCCGGCAGAGGGTGAGGGCAAATATGACATCGGCGCAGTAGCAGCGGCGCTGACCGGCGTAATGAGACTGACCGAAGACGCGGCCCATAGCGCGGCGCGAGCCAGCGTGCAAGAGTCAAGGGCGAGTGTATTGGAGCTGTAAGATGGGAATAAGAGTCTACCGAAATAACACCACCCGCAAGGACGCGGCCTATGTAGTACGGGCTACACTCGATGGGACTGAATACAAAGTAGTTGGATTTTGGGGAAAGTGGATTGACTTTTCCGCTACGAATTATCAATCCCTACAGTTCAAAATCTACTACACCGGCACGTCATTGTCGGCTGAGTTCAAGTGGCGCGATGGGCAGTGGGGTCTGGATCAGTTCAAAATCTACTACACCGGCACGTCATTGTCGGCAGCCCGCACCCAAACTTCCGAAATGATGCAAACTCGCGTCTCCCACGGATACGTGCTTGTCTCAGAGTATTCCACGCCGTTCCCGTGGGAAATCTCGGCGTCCGTTCCCACGATCACCGCCCCTCCCAAGCCCGCGCCGCAGACGAAGCCGGCGCAATCTAAGCAATCACCCGCAAAGTACGATCCCCGTAATCCCACCTCCGCAGGCGTACTGGACTTGGACTGACGTTTGCTGTTATGAACATAAGCCCAATGACTAAAAATCAGCGGGGTTTTTTCTGTTCTGTACACAGGGATAAGTAAGTCAAGCGGAGGTCAGCGATGGAAACGATGCAGAAGTTAGAAACCTTGATTCGGGCCAATACCCCGGTGATTGCGATCAACTCAGCCGAAGAGAAGCGCGTGCTGGGCGAGATCAACGTGATGTGCCAGGAGCAGAACAAGCGGATGCTGGTATGGTCGGTGGCGTTGGGTTTTCGGCAAGTGCTGCCATCGCTCGGTGAATACCAGAAAGCGCCCGATCCACTCGCGGCCATCGTGCGGGCGATCAGCGAAGCGCAGGTCGCCAACCCGGCGCCGACGGTGTGGGTTTTCAATGACCTACACCAATTCGCAAAGAACCCGGCGATTATGCGCGCCATCCGCGATTTCAACGGCGTGGTGAGTGGACAGGTCAAGGGCGTGAATATGATCCTGTTGGGCGCCCACATCGAAGTCCCTGAAGACGCCAATAAAGACGTGACCTTGTTAGAGTTCCCACTGCCGGACGTGGCGGCCCTGGGCGAGCAGGTAGAGGCCTTCATCACCCGATTGCCCAAAGAGATCAAGGTGAATTTGAATGGTGGCCGGGCGCGCCTGATTAGCGCCCTCAAGGGATTGACTAAGGCCGAGGCCGACAGCGTCCTGAGTCAGGCCGTCGTCACCCATCGCATTCTGGACGAACGCGCCATCGCCTTTGTCCTGGAAATGAAGGCGCAAATCATCAAGGCGTCCGGGGCTTTGGAGTATTACGCCGAGAAAGCCAGCTACGATCAAATCGGCGGGCTGGACCTGCTCAAGGGCTGGGCACGACAAGCCGAAGACGCAATCACCCCAGAGGCGAAGGAATTCGGAGTAGAGGCACCGAAGGGTTGCTTGTTGGTAGGTGTCCCTGGTTGTGGTAAGTCGCTGACCGCCAAAGCGATCGCCGGCAGCAATCGCCCGCTGTTACGTCTGGACATCGGGGCGCTCTTCGGCGGGTTGGTGGGGCAGTCTGAGCAGCAAACTCGCGCTGCACTCAAAATCTGCGAAGCCGTTGCGCCTTGCGTGCTCTGGATTGACGAAATCGAGAAGGGCCTGGGGGGCAATGGCGGCGAGTTGAACGGTGGGGTGAGTGATCGGGTACTGGGAACCATCCTGACCTGGATGCAGGAAGTACAGGCCGATGTGTTTATCGTCGCCACGGCCAACGATGTGAGTGGTATCCGCCCAGAGTTGATCCGGCGCTTTCCCGTCAAGTTCTTCGTAGACCTGCCCAACGCCGACGAACGCGCGCAAATTCTCGCCATCCACCTGGGCAAGCGCAAACGGCAAGCTACCGCGTTCGATCTGGACGCCGTCGTATCCGCCACTGTCGGCTTTACCGGTAGCGAGCTAGAAGAGATCGTACAGGGCGCTTTGATGCGCGCGTTCAGCCGTCAGGCCGCCGACGTGAGCACCGCTGACTTGCTGGCCGTAGTCGCGCAAACTGTCCCCCTCAGCGCCACGATGGCCGAGAAGATCGCCGAGATGCGTCGTTGGTCTGAACGCGCCCGCCCGGCTTCCAGCAAGCAGGCCAGCGGGCATCAAGCCGAAGCCCCGCTGAGTGTCTTGGAGTTATGAAGCAAAGACCAGGCGATTGAAAAACGCCTGGTCTTTTTCTGTTCTATCGGTAGATTCAGGTTACAGGAGGTCGCTATGAGCAAATACCGGCAGATTGCCGTCAAGTTCTTGAGCGAAGCCGCGTTAGTGCAGGCGCTGGAAGACTGCGTCTCGCAGTTTGGTGGGGCCTACGAGCATCACGACAAGGCCACCAATCTCTTTGGCTATCAAGGTGACGCCCGCCCTGAAAAAGCGGAGTACATCATCCGCCGCCGTTACGTGGGTAGCGGCGCCAACGACATTGGCTTCGCCCGGCAGGCCGATGGCTCTTTCAGCGCGATCGTCTCAGATTTTGACGCCGGGGATGGCGCTCACTCCGAACGGCAGGAAAACGAAAAGTTTCAGTACATCAAGCAGCGCTACGCCTACCACCAAACCGTATCACTGGCCGAGGAGCAGGGATATACGGTTTATGAGACAGTGCAGGAAGACGGCAGTATCGAGCTGGCGCTGGAAAGGATGTGGTAACGATGGCAACCAGGATCATTGTCAAAATCGGTAAGGACGGCAACATCGAGACGACCGTCCATGGTGTGAAGGGCACGGGTTGCACGGCCCTGGTAGATGCGTTGACTGCGCAATTGGGCGACACTACCGCCGACTCGGAAACTCCCGAATTCTACGAAACGAGCGAGTCAGAACTGGAATACACTGAGGCATAGCAATGAAAAAAAAAACAAAAGACCGGCGCATCCAGTCCAACCGTTGATGACAGTTAATGGCGTTACGCGCTTCAAGCAAAACGCTATCGTGAAATTTCTTTTAGAAGCCGGGCCCTACGACATGAACCAGCTGGCGAAGATGCCTTTTACCAACGAAGATCGTGAGCAGTTCGCTCAGTTGATCGGGTATTCTCTGAGTGGTTTCTCCGAACTATCCTATGTCTCGGATGATACCTACGACCGGGCGCAAAGTCAGGTAGTGCATAAGGAGTAACCATGCTATCACCGTTTGGGGGCGCAATGACAGCGATCCACCCAAGCGCGGCGAACTGCCCACCGGAATGGTGTTGGACTACGTTAAGGGTGATAATTCTCGGCGCCGTTTCGTTTTCAATGGGGCCCGCCTGATAGAAATCCCCAACAACGCGCAGGAATTCGACGTATCCGACGACACGCTGTTTTACGACGTTGACTGCGAGAAGTGCAGTCTCAAGCTGTATTAAACTTATGAAAGTAATTCTATGAGACAACCATCACTTTTTGAAGGAATGCGGATTACGCTACCCCAGGCCATTGAATTGAGTCTGGAAAGTTTACGCACTTACGGCGAGTGGTATGATCATTGGGCTGTGGCGTATTCTGGTGGTAAAGATTCCAGCGCTACGGCAACCTTCGTAATGTGGGCCATTAAAACCGGACGGGTACCTGCTCCAAAGTCGCTGACCGTGCTCTATGCCGACACCCGTATGGAATTGCCACCGCTTCAACGTAGTGCGCTGGCTTTGCTGGAAACTTTTCGTGGCGAAGGATTCAATGCTGATGTAGCGCTGCCGGCCATAGATCAACGCTTCCTGGTTTATATGCTGGGTTACGGAGTCCCACCGCCGGCGAATCACTTCCGTTGGTGCACCGCCCAGATCAAGGTAGAACCGATGTTGGCGGCGCTGAAAGGGCTACACGCCCAATACGGCAAGCTCTTGATGCTAACCGGCGTGCGCCAGGGTGAAAGCGCCGCGCGCGATCAGCGCATCGCTGTGAGCTGTTCGGTTAACGGCGGCGAGTGCGGCCAGGGTTGGTTCCAAGTGAGCACGCCGGAAAGCATCGCCGATACACTTGCCCCGTTGCTGCACTGGCGCATCTGTCACGTCTACGACTGGCTATACTTTGATCCGATGAATCATGGATACAAATCCGACGGGATTGCCACGGTCTATGGTGAAGAGGAAGTGCGTACCGGTTGTGTGGGTTGTCCGCTGGCCTCGCGCGACACAGCGCTGGAACGAGTCATAAAAAATACAGAATGGCGCAACCTGACGCCGTTACTTGAACTGAAACCGCTGTGGCGCGAGCTAAAACTTGCCCGCCATCGCAAACGCAAGATCGAACCAGAAAAACGCCAGGATGGGCAATGGTCGAAAAATGTACAGCGAATGGGCCCGTTGACGATGGAAGCACGTGCCTATGGTCTGGAACGAGTATTGGACATCCAGCAGCGCGCCGGTGTTGATTTCATCAATGCCGAAGAGGAAGCGCGTATCCGCGAAATGTGGGCATTGGATATGTGGCCGCGTAAGTGGAGCGCCGCCGACGCCAACGCCGATGTAATGGTGGATGCGCTACGTTTAACTAGCGATGGCAGGTTAGTAGAACAAGCGTTGCTGTTCTAAGATTACCAACATAAAATCAAAGGCCCCGGTGATTATCGGGGCCTTTGACTGTTTTGTAAATCTATGGCGTTGCATTCATGTCATAAGTATTGCTGACAGATGAGAGCTTAGCAGTGTCATACCTGTGCCAAAATTGAGAGTGCTGCCAGTGCGTTTGTAATGGTCACGCGAATCAGCTCTAGCGCGTAAACCGCGTCTGTAAGCTGTTGTTCTGTCAAACCAGCCGCTACAAAATCTGCCTCAGTCGCTATCGCCGTCGCGTCAATGAGCGCGTTATAATTCGGCGTCCCTGCCCATAGCGTGTTTTGCACGGTAAGTGCACCGTATTGCTCTAACTGCTGCCGCGCCTGATTTCCAACGCCCTCTACAAAGCTTTTCAATGGTGCGTCCATAGTTCTCCTTATTTAAACGATCTAAGCCACTCCGGATGTTTTGCCGGTTTGGGTCGTTTGATTATACGCCGCGTGTGAATGAATTTTTGCCCACTCAATTGCTCAAGAGCTAAAAGCGCTCGCTCAATATCGTACCACTTCTCTACACCAGCATACTCGTTACGGTGGTACTGGCTCCAATGCAATACACCATCAAGTGGCTGGACTGGCCCAGCATAGTTATGCGGAGTCAATTGGTTGGCATTTCCCGCCTCATCTATGGCAAACATTTCTACTGTACCACCAACGTCTTTTGCAAAGATACCGGCAGTGTTAGAGCCTGGCGTTGGATTCCCACCATTGTCACCAAACATCAGCGTTTTGCCGTTGGTTGCTCCGGGAGCAGTTGAGGTTCCGATTAGAAAATCGCCGGTATAGTTTAGCTGTGCTTTTTGTGCGCCACCGGTATAAAATGACACATCGCCCGTCGAAACGTTGCCTGCCTGAACAATAACCTCTCCTGCCAGCGCTGCCGTAATAGCATATTCGTTGCCGTACATTATGATGTGACCGCCACGACCGCCCGAAACAGATCCACCAGCAGCTAGCGCCAAAACTCCGTTGTCGGCTCCGTCAGAGGTTGAATTATATAACTGGCTAAACTGGTATGTACCACCCAACTGCGCTGTGTAGATATTGAGAATGTTATTAGCGTCGTACACTACCTTTAATTGTGGGGCCGCTGCTGAGATGCGCAGGCGCTCAACTAGCGACGCGCTATTGACAACACTGAACACCAAATCAGATGCGCGGGTGGCGTGGGTTGCGGTCGTCCATAGCCATTCGATTCGCGCCATATCCTGCGCCGCCGTTGTTGACGATTTCCCGCGCAGGTAGATTGCGCCGCCGTCGCCATTCGCTCCACTACCGAGGGCGGTCAGTCCAAGCATTGCCGAGACACCAGCGGCCGTATCGTTGCGCGTTATCTGCGCCATCGGCGTGGTTGTGGCTTGTGTGGTATGGCCGACCACGAGCGCCTGCTGTATGTCTGCGTCTCCCGCAACGTGTATTTTTGCCGATGGCGATGTCGTTGCTACTCCTAAACTCCCACGGACATATACGTTATTGGTTGTCGGGTATATCCTGAATGCATTATCGTTATACGCTGCCGTTGAACCAACACCTATGTATATATAGTTTGGGGTGGGGTCAGCCGGTACGCCGGCGCCGCCGAAACTGCCATAATACCCCATCTCTCCCCATAGAGCCTCGTTAGAAACCCCGTTTTTTTTCGCAGAAAGGCGCGAAAATGCCACGGCCGCCCCGCCTGATGGTCGCTGCACCTCCTGATTTATTCCTGGCGTTGTTCCAGCTATTAGTAGTTGTGTGTAAAAATCAGAAATTACTCCGGCTGGAGTTCCAATTGTCACGCGATTTCCTGCACTAGTCCAGTATAAATTTGCGCTTGCGTCCGCTGTGTTCGCATCGCTCCCAAACAGCACGCGCCCGGCAGCGACGTTCGCCGTGCGCAGTAACGCCGTCCCGGTCGCGGGTATCGTCAGCGTATATGCTCCGCCGAAACTCAACGCCCCGGCGCTCCATAACACGTCAGTGGCGTTGCGAGTCAGCACGCTGCCCACGATGCCGCCCAGCACCAACTCGTCCCATGCCGGCGTAGCGTTGCCGTAGATGAGCGAGCCACGGGTGGGGCCGTTGGCCACCGTATCGCCGTGGGATGCCGACAGCAGGTTGTGTGCCGATGGTGTAGTTGAGGCTGACCACGAAAGCACGCCCGCCCCATTATTAGTCAAGTAGCCCGCCGCGTTTGCCAGCGAGGTAATGACCTTTGAGGCATTCGAGTAGATGACAGTTGACGCCGTAAGTGCATCGGACATCACCGCGCCGTTGCTGTCCACATAGCCGACGATCGCGGCGCCACTATCTATCCAACGGAATTTGTCTGCACCAGCGTTGTCCCCAAAAGTGGCGTCCATAAAACCGCCGGTAGCGTCAAAAACGATGCGCACGTCAGCAAGCCTTCCGACGTACTTATCTTCTTCGACAATTAAATTCCCGCCTAAGTACGTGGCGATCATGCCTATTCCGGCGCCAATGGTGATTGTGTTACTTCCGTTCCCGGTTACACCAGCACCAATGACAGTTTCACTGATACTGCCGTCAGCCCCGGTGTCTGCATTGTAACCGATGTATGTGCAATCCGTATTAGTAGTTGCTCCGGTTCCCGCTGCCGCGCCTGTGGCTGTGTTGTGATACCCGGTGGTTAGGGCGTTTAGCGCACCGTTCCCTACTGCCGTATTGCGGTAGCCAGTGGTATTGGCTAAAAGCGCGTTATAACCAACCGCCGTGATATATGAGCCATCAAGACCGCCGGTGAAAAGCAGGGAGCCGCCGCCGTTTCCCAAGTAGAGTGTGTTGGTAAAATTCAACGTTATTGCCCCGGCATTGTAAATGGTTTGGATGCCATTGATCCCAATCATACCGTTCACATCCAGGTGGTAGCTGGGTGTGGCGTCGTTGATCCCAACATACGCGCCCATAAGCTCGATGAAGTCCTGCGCGCCGCTTGAATCAAGAATGACTCGTGCCGTTCCGATGGCATTGGCAATGCCGCCACCATCAGCCACGATGTACAGGTTGTTTCCAGCGTCAACGGTCAGCCCGGCATCGCTGGTTAAGGTGTTGGCGTCGTTCCAGATGGCGACTCTGGGAGATGCACCACTACCACCGCCAAGTACCGCCGTGCCTGTGGCGGGAACGGTGAGGGTGAACGCGCCCGCGAAAGACAACGCCCCATTCGACCACAACACATCGGCGGCATCGCGAGTGAGCACGCTACCCGCGATGCCGCCCAGCACCAACTCGTCCCAGGCCAGCGTAACGTTGCCGTAGATGAGCGAGCCACGGGTGGGACCGTTGGCCACCGTATCGCCGTGGGAAGCTGAGAGCAAGTTGTGTGGAAGTGGCGGGGCGCCACCACCGCCGGCGAAGTTGTTCCAGGTGGTCCCTTCTGGGGGAGCGCCGACCAGCGAGGTGTTGTAGTACAGTTGGGGAACTGCCCCGGTGCGCACATAGATGGTTCCCTGCACCGCATTGACCACGCCCGAAGGATCGGCGGCCCCGGAAATAAATTGTTCCGTGGCTTTCAGGTCGCCGACGATCTCGCTCAAACGGGAGAGGCGATCTTCAAGCGCCGCAATCCGTTGGGTCATAGGTGTATCGAAGCTACTCATATCACATCCTCAAACTCTGGCGTGATGGTTTCTACCATATCGTTGCTTGAGCTTTTGATACTAATTGTAACCCCGACGATCTTCTTGTCGGAGCGGGTGTTGTTGCGATCTACTTCGACAGTAACCAAGCTGCCGTAATCGAAGTAGGCTTTGTTGAAGTCGTAATCCGGCCCGTAGCGGATGGCAGTGGTTTGGTTGACCACCGCGTCTACTTGCTCGCGGGCTTGCTTATCATCCAATTGTGCTCGCGCCTTGTCGTCCAGTCGTGTATCGTCAGCTTGTTGCTTGTCCTGTATCACTACAGCGCGTCTGGCCCACGGAGAAAGCGCCAGGTTTGCCCCGGTCACGATCCTGACTTTGGCGTTGTCGCCTACACCCTGGCCAATGATGTTGACTGCGTTCACGTCATTGAGATAGTTGGCTTCGTACACCAGACGTGAGGCGCTATTGAGGCGGGAACTGAAAATGATAGGGACGTTCCCCAAAACGTTGGTGGCGGTGTGATCCAGACCCCACTGCCCATCGCGCCACTTGAACTCAAACGCAGCGGCTCCGGTGCCTATCAGCATATAGTCCCCCGGTCCGGCATCGCCCAACTCGCGCAGGACATCGTTGAGTTGTTTGTAGGCGCGATCACCAGACCAGGCGGCCCCAGTCGCGCCATCGGCTTCGACAGTCAGGCCGGGGCGCACTCGCGAGTTGCCGTTGGCGTCCAGTCCTGCGCCTGGGCCAATGTTCTCATTGACGAAGGCTTTGGCTACGGTTTCTGCCGGGCCGGTCTTGAGCGCCTGTGCGCTGCCGACGTTGTACATGATCGGCTCTGAGCTGAACAGGTCATTGTAGCCGCGCCCGCGCACAATCGCCTGATATGAGCCGTCATCCAATTGCTCGAAGATGGGTTTGGTGCGAACAAATCCTTCAAAGTCTTTGTACCAATCGGGGATAGCGGCGTCGCGCATCCACAGCGGCAAGGTGGCGATATAGGCCGCCGGGATATAGGGGTCACGGCGCCAGAATTCAATCTGGCAATCTGGCGTAAATAGATCAAGCCGCGCATCGTCTCCCTGGAAGTACAGTGTAAAACTGCCCGCAGTACAGAGCCGCTTCTGATACACCCACGACTGAATACCACCGGGGCGCGAGCCACGTAGCCCGCGCCCAACGAATTCAGCCACCTTTGCGCCGGAGTGATTCTTGAGGCGCACCATGTGAGTGATCTTAGACACTATCTCACCCCAAGATACTCGATTAAGAAACCAGTAAAGGCAACGTCGGCGTTAATCGTATCGTCCCCAGAGGCACCAAACCGATCAAATTGAAGCGTGAGAACTTGATCTGGCGTCACACCGGTGATAGCCAACTCGAAGTGACAACTGTAATGAAGGTTGGTTGGGTCAATGGTTTCTGTGACAGTGTTGGTGCGATCGTTCACAACGTTGTACAATTCGCCACAGCCGCCGGCGCGCCAGCGTAGTTCTCCGTTCAGGTCTCCAGAAATGCTTGTGTTTATAATAACACCCTTAACGGTCATGGTGTCAATGTAGTCGGCAGGAAACTGCGTGCGCGCCCAACATGACGTGGTTTTATTGTCATCCATCCAAATGACCGGCGATCCAGACGGCGATCCACCAATAAGATAGGCTTCCGGCAACATGTCTACGTTATCCGTAATATTGCGCCCATAAAAACAAGGAACGAAGATATACCGCGTTAATGCGTCCACATAATCCCGATTGTCAGTCAAGGCGCTGACGGCGGGAACGTTGCTGATTGTGAAGCGCGCCAGTTCTACCATGTAGTAGTCCGTGGTTTGAATCAATGCCGTGGCAGCGCCGGTTGCGTCGTCACCACGCAAGATCGCTAGACGTGCCGAGTAGGCCGGGATGCTGGCCGCGCCTTCATAATCGGTCAGGTCCGTGGGAAAGTCCAGGATCACCGCGCTGGGAGTGCCGTCATAGGCCGTGTTGGTGTTGTTGAGACACATCACGACTTTGTCAATCCGCGCCGCAATCGCGGGGGTGTCTGGGGTGAAGGTCACAGCAACGGTGTTGTCCAGCAATGTCCCGTTGACATAGCCGGCGCCGGTGTCTACCTGGATGGTAACGCCGGCAGGGTTGGTCACTTCCAGGCGGTTGAGATACTTCGCAAATGGCCCGCGAGTCGTTACAGCATCTCCTACATACTCAATGATCAGCTTTTTCGCCCACTGATCGCGAGAATAGGGCCCAGCGTCTACATAGCCATTGGTAGAATGGTCAGCATTCGGGCGGCTAGATTGTGTCATCGTTGCACCTCCGGTAAATATACCTGATGTTCCAGCGGCTTTACCGGGAAGGTCAGGGGAAAGCCCCATTCACTACCCGGTAACGTCGCCGTCTGTTGTGGTTGTGGTGCGTTTCCTGGCTTTGCGCTTATGTTAATAACTCTAAGCGCCGCACCAATCGCCACCCAAGCCAATGTTTTGAGAAAGTTCCGTCTATTCATATTAAAGACTCACATACTTGTTGCGCCATTTGATCACAGCGCTGGATTGACCGACCACGCCGCCCCCAAACGAGATGAAGATTTGGTTGATCCGTCCAGGCGCCTGCGGGTCAGGGGATATGCCGAAGTTAGCCACATCCCCACTCAGGAACATCGCCAGGTTGGTGCCGGCGTTATTCACTACGGTTAGATTCAGTGTGTCAATTTCTACCGACTCGCCGGCGGCGACGGTATAGGACAGCACCAGGGTCACGCCCAGGGTAGAGTTGACGATGGTTGGGTTGATCGCCGGGCCGACGACCTCGATGATCGGCGGCGAGACTTCGTGCCCCCAGTAAATCACATTGACGGTTTCACCCACATAGTTGGGTGCGAATAACCAACGCCCAACACCCGGGGTGTTGCCAAACCACGCTCCTGCCAGATCAAATACCAGGTCCCCCAGCGCGCCCTCAATGCCCCACGTCGCCGACTGCTCCAGACCATACCAGAATGGATCATGCGCCGTGTAGCGTAGGACCTCGCGATAACCATGATCCAGAATACCTTCACCCGGTTCGTTGAAATCCGGCCCTTCATCCAACAGCATGTACAAATCGCGTAAACTGTAATCGCGCCGGTAGGCGAAGTGCACGCCGGCCTCGTCGTTGGTCAGCGCGGCGTTGAGGGTAACGGTGAAGTCGTTCATGACGCTGACGACCGTGTAATTGCCGTCGTCCGCAATACTGCCGGAAATCGTGAAGGTTTCGCCGGCTTTAAGCCCCCAATGCACGAAGCGCCCGGAAAGCGACGTGACTTGGTTGCTACCCGCCTCAATTTGCAAATCCGAGCCGTATTGCATGCGCCCGCCGGGCATCCAATGCCGGAAGATCAAGAGCTGGGGCGCCAAACGTCGAATATCAAATGAGCGGTTGGGACGGAGTTGATCCACCAGACTCCAACGGCGATCCCAATAGTCGCTGCGGGTTCTAAACGCCTGGGTTATTTCAAGTTCAAGCGTGCGTTCATCCCAGCGCATATCTAAGGGCGTGCTGCCGTCCTGGAATGGCCCGCGCTGCGTCAGGAAGTGGTGTGGCGCCATCCCCACGCCGCCCAGCGCTACCTGCAAAGCGCCGGTATGACTGACGCCGCGCACAGCGTAGGGCAGCGGACGGTAAACGCCGTCAGCAATCGGGTAAAGAATTTCTTGGTATTCTGGGTTAAATAGATTGGCCACTGGTCATCCCCACTGTTTCGAGCAACATATCGGGAGTAAGTCGAATGTTGTTGGTTGTGTTGGAAGTGCGGCTGTAATTCTGCGCATTGTTGACTACGCTGGACCCGGCGCGTGTAACAGAAAGACCGCTGATATTGGGTGTGATCGCGTTTGCCAGTGAACTCTGAATGATCGGAGTGGTTTTGGTCACGCCGACAGCCACTCCGGCGCCCATTGGCTCTCCGATTTCCTGTTCCATAAGTTTGGAGGGACTCTGAATGCCCAGCGCCTTCTTGGCGGCGTTGATAGCAGCGTCCACCCCGCCCATAAGGGCATCAGTGATCCCCCCGATAGAAGCGGAGATTCCGTTGATCAATCCCTGCACAATATCCGATCCGATCGAGGTAAGATCAATGCCGGTGAGGAATGAAATGATGCCGTCGAAGGCGGTCGTAACGGCGCTCTTGGCCCCTTCGACTGCGGTAGAGATCGTGGACTTGATTCCTTCCCAAATTGAGGTCGCGGTGCTTTTGATAGACTCGAAGGCCGTGTTCACGGCGGTCTTGATGCCTTCAACGACATTGGAAACCGTGGTTTTGATTCCTTCCCAAACGGCTGTGGCAATGGTCTTGATGCTGGCCCACAGTGAAGACAGGAACGAGAGAATCGAAGCCCACGTGCTGGACGTTACCGTCTTGATGATAACCCATATCTGGGCGATCGTCGTGCTCAAGGCGGTGAGATTGGTGCCGCAAATGCTCAGGATCAAGCCAAACGCAGTGGTCACGATCCCGGCAATGAAGTCCCACGCGCCCTGTAGGATTTGTTGTATGCCGACCCAGGCCGCCGACCAATCCCCAGTGATTACAGCCAACCAGGTGGTAATGATGCCCAGGACGATGTCAACGAAGCCTGAGATTATGTTCTGAATTCCAGTCCAGATCACGGCAGCGTTGTCTTGCAGAGATTGCCAGAACGTTTTGATTTGCGTCACGATGCCGTCAATGATCGGGCTGATGGTCGCAAAGAAGTCGCTGAATTGCTGAATAACGCCTTGCGCGAAAGTCAGCGCCTCCGGGATGGACGTTTGCAACCATCCAACAAAACCCAGGAAAGCGTCCTGTGCCCCTTCCCCGAAAACAGCGCCGATCACTTCGCCGATTTCAGCTATTCCACCGGCGGGGTTCACACCAAAGAGGGCGAGGAATCCGTCAACGATTCCCAACAACGAATCACCGAGAGCCAGAAACACCTCGGATAGCATCGGCCCGTATTGGTCAATCAGCGGCAGCAAGCCCTCGATCAAGGAATTGACAGCTGGCAAAAGCGCATCACCGAAGGAAAGCCCCAGGTCGCGGACGTTGTTCTGCAAGATTTGCATCTGGGATTCGGTTGTGCTATAGCGCGTCTCAGCCTCGGCGGCCAGGGCCGTATTTTCAGCGAAAGCGGTGTTGGCGCCGTTGATAGCCGATGTGAGCAGTTCACCGTTCTGTGACATCGAAAGGAACGAGGCCACGAGACGTTGGTCTTCCAGGCCCAGCTCCTGCAAGGTGGCCGTCGCGTTGTCGCCCTGCTCGCCCAAGCCAGTGACAAACATTGAGAAGGCGCCCGCTGCGTCTGTCTCCCACATTGCCGAGAATTCGTCGGCGCTTACACCGGCGGTTTGCGCGTAGAGTTTCAGTTGATCGCCACCGGTAACGACGGCGGTATTCATATCCAACAACGTTTTCTGGACTGCCGTGCCACCGGCTTCGGCGTTGATACCCATCGAGCTAAAAGCCGCCGAAATACCCAGCACGTCGCCTTCGGTCATTCCTACGACGGCCCCGGCGCCCGCGATGCGTTGCCCAAAGTTCATCACATCGGCTTCGGTTGTGGCGAAGTTGTTGCCCAGGTAAACAATCGCGCTGCCGAGATTGCTGATGTCTCCCTGCGACGTGCCCATGATGTTGGAGAACTGGCTCAAGCCCATCGCGGCTTCCTGCGAAGAGAGGTTGGTTGTCACCCCCAGCGCCGCGATGGTTTCAGTGAATCCCAGGAGGTTGTCTTCGGTGATCCCCAACTGGCCGCCGACCTCGCCAATACCCATCAACTCTTCCAGTGTTATGGGGACTTCCTTAGCCAGATCGCGGAAGCCTTGTTTCATCTCTACGCCGGCTTGCGTCAGGTTGCCCATCGGATCAATCAAGCCATCGGTAGTCTTGATAACCCCGGCAAAGGCCGACTCAACGGCAATCGAATCCTGCGCCATGCCCACAATCGCGCCGCCGACCTTAATCAGGGCGTTGTATGCCATCTCGGCGGCCTTGACGATGCCGGTCCCCAGGGCAACGGCCAGCGCCGTGTCCAGGATATTGCTGGTAGTACCGGCAGTCGTCCCAACCGCAGCGGTCGCGTCGTCGGCTTTCTTCATTGAGCCGATGAACGTTCCCAGACCTTCGATGACAAACTCTACGCCGAGTTCTTCAACTGCCATTGAGGCTCCTTATCGCTGCTACCAGGCGCCCAGCTTCGGCGTCATCTTGTAGCAGCCCCATCACCCAATTCATTCGGGCGATGTTGGGTGTCACCGCTGCCCCTAGAACCTTCAGTTCTTCCAGTATTTCGGGTGGGGGAAAGTTTTTCACGCCATACATCATGCAGTAACGCAGGACGCCTAACATTTTGTTACTAATTTCAATCTGTTGTTCAGGCGTCATCTTAGCAAAGACTTCCTGGACGTTGCCGCCATTGGCGAAAATATCCAGCACCCCGCTGGCCAGGGTCAGGGATTGTAAGGCCATACGGTTGACGGGTTGTAATTCCAGTTCGACGCCACCAGCAGTCACGAAGGTGTGACTGTTATTCTCAAGCAATTGCCCATCTTGCGGTTCCATTTGCCCCTCACTTATTACTGTTGATTTCTAGCCATTCCAGCCGATTACTCAAACGATAGTGCGCCACGACGGCGCTTTGTTCTGGCCCATCCAGTTCGCAGAATTGCGGCCACGGTAGCAGCGCGAAACGGGCGGCCTGTCGGTGCTCAAAGAGCGCTGAGTATTTCCCTTGCGATTTCTTCACGGCCCAACTATCTATCGGTTGGGTGTTCCACTCTACCGCAAAGACGGCGCTGGCCTCATCTATCGCCTGCTGTGTCACCGTGCTCAGGTAGAGGATTTTCTGTGTGACCTGGACAAAGTCAATGTCGTTGAAGGCGACGTAACGCAGGTAGTCGGCTTTGTCGTTGCCGTGAAAGCCCAGAGCCAGCTTGGCTTCGTTGAAGAATGGATCGTCGTGTATTTCGAAGGGGAAGACGATCCCCTGCGCCATCACCTCAAGCTGCCTATCCGATAAACTGATCAACCAACATGTGTACAGGTCGCGAAAAAGTTCGTCCTTGTAGTCGAGGTACTCTTCTTCGATCCCACCCCAAACGGTGCGCGTTTTAGTGGGTGGGATGGGTTGCGGGAGTTGGACAAAGATTGCGTCCAACTCCCGCCGGGATACGCGCTCAAGCGTAATCGTTACGCCTTTGTGCGTGGTGTAGATCATACGCAGTCCGCATCGAACCCATAGCCGTTGGAGATGAGGGCGTAGAAACCTTCGTCGGTGCCGTTGCCGCCAACGACCAGCGCCAGGTTCTCATTGCAGCAGGCGACTGCGCGCGGATAGTTGCCCACCGCCACGGCCAGCGGGCTGCCCTGAATCTCGCGCCAGTGTGAGCCGCTGTTGACGTTGCGGAAGACGCGCATTCCGCGAGCGGGAACGAAGGACGTGACGCTGTCAGCCTCTACCACGAAGCCGGTGCCGACGGTGCAGCCACAGGCCGCAATCCCGACACCCACCGGCGTGACGCTGATACCCTCCAGGTCGCTTTGTTGAGTGAAGGTTTCGCCGCCGTCCTCAGACTGCCAGAGCTCAGCGTCGTCGTTGATGATGAGGATGTCCAGCGCGTTGTAAACCTCGATGTCAATCAAGGCGTCGCCGGCGCTGGGGCCGGTCAGGGCATACCAGGTATAGCCGCCGTCCTCAGACTTGATCAGGGCATTGGAGGCACCCACGGCATAGACAACGCTGGGGTCTTCCGTGCAAATTTTGATCTTGTTGATGTTTTGCGTGGTGGCCGCTCCAGCGCTGACGGTAGAGAAGGAATCGCCTTGATCAGTGCTCATGTAGATGTAACCATCTTCGCCGCCGACTAAGATCAAACCCAGGCCCAGGGCCTCGATCGCGCGGGGCGGGTGCGCTGCCATATCCGCGTTGCCGGCCAGGGCCACCCGCGTAGCGCCGCCATCGCGACTGCGCAGGATGGGCAGCGCTTCGCCGTCAGAAACGATGAACACGTAATCCGACAGACAGAGCACCGCGTTGGCGCCATCCACCGTCCACTCGGTCAGTTCGTGGGTTGCGGTGAGGGTGATGGTGCGCCCGACCACCTCGAAGATTTTCAGGTAGGGGGACCCGGCAGCCAGCAGGGTGGAAACTGCCGCGAAACGACAGCCCGTTGCCGGTCCGCAACTGCGACAACCGTTGCCGTTACAGGCCACCACATCCACCCAGGTGACGGCCAGCGCCGGCGCGCAGACCTGCGCCGAGACACGGTAGATTTTGGCGTAGTCCAGTGCCGTCACGGGCATATTCACCATCATATCGCCGCCGTCGCCCTCGTAGTCCATCCCAGCATGTTCGGGGGTTACGACAACGCCATCACAGACGCGCAGGATTTCTTCCCAGCCGTTGGGGTCGTCCAGGCGGTCACAATGCGAGCGCCGATCGAAGTCCCAGCGGCATTTTTCCAGGTCGTCGGCGAGATACTGCCGTTGCCGCTCTTTCATCGCTACACTGGTTTTCGCCAGTCCGGGGGCGGCCCGGCTCACGCCACTCACCGTCTGTTTCCCGGTACGCGGATCCATACAGTGTTGTGGTGATAAATCCCCCTGCTCGCGGCTGATTGCCTCAATTCGGGCGCACTCACCCGCATATTGGAAGGGGTCAAACCCGAAATGCTCTTTGACGTACAGCGCATTCCCTTCGTTGATCTTCATTACTTTTCCAGCCATCTTCTTTTCCTCCTATTATTGGGCGTATGCGTCCAAAACTGCTTGTTGAATCGTTTCGTCGAAGAACTCCTGCATTTCTTCGGCGATGTACTTCTCGAAATCGCGCGGGGCCGTACCAGGATGGTTTACCGTGACGGGCGCGCGCCAGGCCCCAGTCGAGCGCCCGCTGCCGACGTTGTAGAGGCCGCCGGGCAAGGTGCGCGCCTGGTAGTTATCACGAAAGCGCAGCCGCGCCGCGTTCTTGGCGGTGATCAGGTGCGCTTTGGTGCCCTTACTGGTCCACAGCCAGAATCTCTCGTTGCTGCCGCCGGGATGCACCCACAACGACATCCGCATCACGGCATAGTTTTTGCGGGCGAAGATTTTCGGTTTGTGGTCCCAATCGGCTACTCGTGCCTCAGAGCGCCGGATTGCCATCGGTCGAATCTTGTTTTCCATCGCGTTAGTGACGTTGGTGCGTATCTGCTCGCCCTTATTCAGCACCCGGTTGCGCCGGGAGACTACGGTCTTGATTTGCGTCACAGTGTCGCTCCTTTGGTGAGCTTCATTGCATTGGCGAAGCGCCAGGCCGTCCAGGCCCCCTCTTCCGGGCCGAAGTCGCAGACGCCGCGCAATGCGCGCCCCTGCCCGTCTACGATTACTTGCCGGTCGCGAGTCCAAAGATTACTAACAGAATCGCAAGCACAGGGCGGGTGCGGCATCTTGACGTGCGCCAAGCGGATGATGGCGTCCTGCGCCTGCCGTCCGTAGGCGGTGTAGTAAGCGTTGCTGTCTATGATCTCACGACCAGAGTAGTAGTTCAATTCTACCCATCTCCCGCAACCACAGGTAAGGCTTCCCAGGTCAATGCTGCCGATTTCAGGTTTGCGCACGTGAATACAGACGTTCGTTTTGGTTTCAGTACAGTTGCTACATGATGCGCCAACAAATTGTGCCTGAATGGTAGTATCATTGTACACCCGCTTTATGTCTACCGTGGTAGCATAGTGGGTCATGTCGGCGTACTGCCAACCGTTGGTTGGGTTGTCGTAGAAGGCTGGGTCTACCAGCCGACAGCGCGGGATGGTGAAGGTAGCGGCGGCGCCGGTCAGAACCAGCGTGGCCGGATCAATTTCGATGTCGGTGCCGGCGTGGTATAGCTTGATCTCGCGCGAGTCGGTGATAGTGGTAGCGACGGGGCCGACGACGGCGGGATCGGTGGCATAGTTGACCGCCACCCCCAGGGCAATGTTGGTGACGGCGCGCGTCCCCCCACTGACCACGTAGCCCCAGCGCGTAATCAGCGGGGTGCAGTTGTCGTGACGTTCGGCGATGTCCCACTGCCGCCCAATGTGGTAGTTAGTGACGCGCTCGATCTCAAACTGCGCCTCGGCCAGGTAGTATTGCACCCAATCGCGTTGGTTCTTCGTCCAAATGTTACGACAATCACGCGGCGCGCAATCTACCGATTCAATCCCCCAGAACGAGCACTCGCACACCTGAACGGCGCGCGCGTAGGCCGCCAACGAAACGGCACTGGAAGGTGGGTATTGCACTTGTTGCGTTGGAATAACCGGCATATTACTCCTTTGCGGGCGGGTCCAGCAACATCCAGGCGTTTCCCACATACAACGGCGGGAATACCTGGCCTATCCGCTGCTTGAGCTTGGTCACTTCCTCGGCGCTCAGTTCGATTTCGTCGCTGTCCTGAAAACGCGTAGCCATTCGGAAATTCTCGAACTTTTGCAGCGGGGTGTCCTGTTGTGATGCTGCCAACAAAGCCTCGATGCAAACGGACTTCAGCGTGGCGACATGATCACCGCCGTTGTCGCGCAGGGTCAGCGGTTCGCCTTCTAAGGTCAAGAAAACTGTGTTCAAATCAATTTTGATCGTCATATTGCCCCTCTCATTTTATGTATTCTTGATGACTGCCCAGCATATCAATGATGATATGCGAATCGAAATTCACAATGTCCTGATCGGCGGCGACGGGATCGTTTCCGACAAATAGTGTGCTGACGTTAGTGTAGTCGCGATATACCCGTAATTGGACGATGTCACTCACCTGACCGTAGCCGACGGGCGCGCCGATCGCTCCAAAAGTGGTCTTAGCCGAGCCACCCTTCTGCCAGCGATAGGCCAACACCCAATGGGGAGTATTGGCGGTCGTTTGCCACCAATGAATGTGGGGAAAGATGGCCGTTCCCAACGCCCAATCGTGATTGAGTTGGTGATTGGTAGTAAGGTAGTCGGTGGGATAGCGCGCAGAGGTCTTGGCCGTGACACTGGCTTCGGGAATGTTCTGTTGAAAATCACCAGCAGGGCTGGTAATCTGCGCCCCTGTCACGCTTTGCAGCTCATCGCGGTAGCAGGTAGCCAGACCGTGCGCCTGCATCGTGCCGTCAGCTTCAAATTCAGTATAGTTTCCCCCGGCGAAGTCGCCAAAGTAGGCTTGCAGCGCGTGTAGCGTATCAAAATTACCGGTTTCGATAGCGGTGATGATCGCCGCAATCAAATCATTCCAATTCACGATCCTGACCGGATCACTGGGGCCGTTTTGGTTATCTGCGCTGATAATTCTAATTGGCGTTCCCATTCTCACCTCAATGCGCGTGATAGAACAAGGTCATAAAAACATTATACGAGGTGCCACCGGTAAACTCAAGTTTGGCGATGATGTCTCCTACCGCCGGGATGACGGTAGCAGCTCCACGCGGGCTATCCAAAGCCACGCCAGTGTTGACTGCCGCTACCCCATTCTCAACGACGTTGGTCAGGCCGTGTTGTAAAACGCCGCTTTCAGAATCGCTCTTGAGTTGAGATGGCGTAGCTTTGAAGGTCGCCATAATTCCGGTCTTGCCGACCTCAAACGGGAAGTCAATGAAATACTTGATGTCGGCATTCACGCCGTCTACGCGCGTAACAATACCCAGCTTTAGGCGCCCTTGTGTAGAAACTCCAGCGTCAACCACTACATCCATCATGCTGCAATCTACGCGCGCATCGCCCTGGCCCTGTAACTTGTGAGGGAAGTGTAGCCCGTCGCGATCTACCATAATCACGTAAGCCGTAGCCGCCACCGCCGACTTGCCGTAGCTCACCCACACATCGTTTTCGCGTTCGGTGACGGTCGTCCACACTTCGCCCTTGTCGGTAACTTCGGCTACATAGCCGCTGGTTCCCTTGATTCTCACTGGATCATTCGGCATGACGCGCTCCTTGTAATAGCGCCTGGCCCCCGGCGATGGCTAACACGTCCAAAAACACCTCGGTTATGGGATTATGAACATAAGCGCACAACGCCACGAACACGGCCATCCAAACACCTACGCAGTACGGACATTCCAACCCCTCGGCGAGACTCTGCCGAGGCCCGAAACGTCCGTGGCTGCGGATCTGTTCGTGTGCAGCGGACTTGCGCGCCCACTGGCGCAGGTTGGCGAAGATACGCATCGGGCCATCGTCAATGGAAAACAGCTGCGCTAGACGATAGGCCGCCAACGCGCATCTAATGAGCGTCCAGATATTGCTGTACATCGTTTTTGGTGATTTGCCCATCTTTGCCCGTCCCCGTTACCAGCGCGATTGCGATCCCGTTGTCGTCGGCCAGCTTCAACGCAGCCTTGCTGGCGTAGACCGTCTCCGGTTCCTGGGGCATCTCGGATTCGTAGGCCGCGAGCGCCTGTCCGGCCAGGCTCGCCTCTTCCTTACTGACGCCATCGCTCAAGTCAATACCCGGAGCGGCGACGACTTCTGACACGATTGCTGGGGTCACTTCCTGTACTACTGCGGCTTTCGGCGCGATCTTGGTACGCTTGAACATCTGCGTTCCCAACACGAAGTCTACGTCTTCGTTGGATACCAGAACATTCAGCCGGCGCGCCGAACGCCCGTACTTGTACTTGTTACCGCTGGGGGTATACAGCGTTTCGGTGCCAACGTTCGCGCCGATGTAGGTCAACCACGTGAACCCACCTTGCGGATTGAGCGCGGTCGGATTCGACGTAATGATTTTGTTTGACGGTTGCGCCGTCTTACTTTTTCCACCTTGTCCACAACACATAGTGCAGCCTCCTGCGTATACGTCGGGATAAACCGATTTTATCTTGTTCAGAAAATAGTTGATGCCGTAGCTTTGATTGCGCAGGCTACGGTTCTGTTTCTCGCGGCGGACTAGATAACCCGTTTGGCCGATGTGTACGCCGCAATAACCAACCCGGCCCAGGCCGATGGCGAAGGCCCAATCTTCGCGTCCATCGTTCATTATGGCCGGATAGCCACCGGCTTCTTCCCACGCCTTCTTGAGATACATAATCCCGGCGGGCACGTGGTTGCGCTTAAGAAGTTGGTCGTAGTTGAACGCCTGCATCTTGATGACTTCGCGCTTCTCGCCGTTGACAAAGAAGATGTCGCCGTAAGTAAAGCTATGAGGGTGCGTTTGCTGGGCCTGCCAATGGCGTTCGAGCGAGTACGGTTCCAGTGTATCGTCGGCGCTCAGGATCGTGATGTACTTGCCGTAGGCCGCCTTGATGCCAGAGTTGATCGTAGTCGCCGTGCCCTGGTTGGTAGAATGCCACAAAACGCGAATGCCCTTCTCGTAGCTTTGCAGGCTCTTGGCGATCGCCAGACTGTCATCGGTGCTCTTGTCGTCTACGATGATCACCTCGAAGCTCTGTAGCGTCTGCCGCATCAAGCTGTCCACTGCTGCTTTGAGATAGCGCCCGTAGTTGTAGCAGGGGATGATCACGCTGATTTCCGGGGGCGTATGGATGAACAGACTCTTCTTCTCTGGCTCTTGCCCCAACGCCGTTTCTATCGCGCTGCCGTAGCGTTGGCGCCGTTCGTGCCCCATCCCGGGGATTTTCTCAACCGGCACGGCTTTGCATCCAGCGCGGCATGCGCGCAGTTGAAATTCAGCGGTGGCGCCCCATAATGGGTAGAGCGTCTCGTTGAAATTGCCAGTAGCTTCCAGCGTGCTACGGCTTATGAACATAAAAGTTCCTTGCACGTAGCCGACAGGCCAAGCGGGGTGTTGCAGCACGCCGTCACCGTAGATGCTCCAGCCGCTTTTTTGGGCGAGGTCAATGCTGGCCAGCCATTGGTCGTTGGTAAAGTACAGGTCTTGATTCAGGATCAAGACATCAGTTGTGCAAGCGGCGAATCCGGCATTACATGCGCCGGCGAAGTAGCCGCGAGTTTTCAAGTTAAGCACCTGGGTTTGTGGGCGGGCAACGACAGGTGGTTTGCTGCCCAGGTCGTTGACCACGATCACCGGCAGATCAGCCGGCAGGCTGTTCAGCAGCCGGGCCAGTGTCGCGTGTCCATTCCAAAACGGGATGATAGCGGTTAAATTTTCGCGCATATTCCCACCTGATTGGGCGACCCAGGGTTGTTGAGCGGGATCAGCCGCCACGACGCGAAGGGCGCGTAGAAGCCAATCACGTCATTGATGTGGTAAACCGCGTGCTTGGCGTTCAGTGTGACGTTGTCTACCATACTGGTAAATGACCACGTAGCAAAGAGCGTGCCGCCAGGACGTAATACCCGCTGCATCTCGGCCAGGTAATGTTGGGAAGCCGCGCGGGTGTCCAGGTGCGTGAAAAGCGAGAAGGCGATCACGGTGTCAATCGAATGATCTGGTACTGGGAAGCGTACTTGCTCTTGTTTACCCTTGCCGTGCGCCCAGTAGTGCTGGTTGGCTACGTCCAGGTGCGTGAATTGGTAGCGATGGTCCTCAGCAAAAGCACGTTGGCAGAATTCCACACACGGCTTGATCACGTCCAGGCCGTGATAGGTGAAGTTGGTAGCGGTCAGGCTCAGACCAATGGCGAGCCGTCCGTTGCCGTTGCCTACATCCAGGATGCTATCTCCTGGGTTTATGATCATAAGATCACTCAAGAAGTTGGCGATGGCTACACCCGTTTCCGGGATGTTGATCGCATCGCCTTTTGGGGTGTATCCGGCAGTGACATTGGCCTTGCAATACGCCTGCCATTCCGCTATATTTTCCACTGCGCTGCTCCAAATTCAGCCCGTTTTTCCGGGTCTACCCATAGTGGGTGAGAGTTGAGTTTACGATACTCGATTTCGTAAGGGTTGTGAATCTTGCGGCGTTGATGCAGAAACCAATGGGTGTACTTCACTTCCGAGATCACGCCGAACTGGCGTTTGTACTTCTTTAGCTCGCGTTCTTCGCCCTGCCAGTTGATACGTTCCTGGCTGGCGATGATGTCGGCGACATCACGCAGCATCAGAACGATGGCAGTATCCTTGCCGCTATGCTGCTGGATACGATAGCACAACGCCGGGCATTGGACGACAAGCCTTTTTCCCTTGAGTATTTGCGTGAATTCGTGGACATCGTGAACGTGGAAGGCGTTTTCGTCCACGTACTGGAAGGCGGTATCGGCAGCGATCATTCGAGAGCAAATGCGAGTGCCAGAACGCTGCGGGCCGGTAACGAGCACAATGCGAAAGTTTTCCAGGAATTCAAACATAGCTTGCCTTTCTTTGGTGGGGGAGTGTTTGCGCACTCCCCCACCATTTGCCCTAGAGGGGCCAGGGCCAGGTTAAGGGCAGACCGCAGCGGAGAAGGAGGTTTCAGGGAAGAAGGAGGTGTCCGCAGGATCAGCCGAGAGCGGGCCGCCGGGGCGGTTGCACTGTACGTCTTGGAAGCGCATCGAAGCCCAGGGGGCCAGGTTGAACAGTCGCGGCGCGTGCCACAGGCGAATGTTCTTGCACAGGTTTTCGTAATGCTTGGCGCCAAGAACGCGACCGCCGTCCAACGAGAAATACTGATTGCTGTCCAGGTCCATATTGCGCACGACCTGATCAGCGTCCAGGATTTCGCCCTCGAAGATGCGCATGTTGCCGATGGAGCCGGTGAGGAAGTACATGTCGAAGAGGGTGGGAGAGTTGATCAGTTCCCAATCGTGGACGAGCAACGGGATCACCGTGCCGTCCAGGATGATGTAGCCATCGCCGTAGACGTTCAGCGGATTGTCGGCGGCGACCAACTTGTCGCGGAAAGCGCGGGCTTCGGGGTTGTTGATGTTGGACTCTTCATACTGTTGGCCAGGGCAAACCCGCCAGCAGGTGTAGTGATCCAACAGACAATCGGCGGCGCCGGTGGGCAGCACCAACACCATATCGCCAGCCGTCATCAACTGCATCTGGCGGGCCAGCATCGGGTTCCGTTTGATACGCGCTTTGATGTTGCGGAAGAGCGCCAACAGCACGTCAATCAAGTTGAAGGTAGCGGCGATGGCGTTGCCGTTGATGGTGATGCCTGCGCCGCCGGCCATCGGATTGCCGTTCCAGTCCACGACGTAGCTGTTCAAGCTGCCGCCGTGAAGGGTGGAAATCCAGCGCTGCAAACCATCGAACTGCCCGGCGACGGTGGCGTTGCCGGTGATAACCAGGCGGTTCATATCGAGCAGGATGGTGTCCATCGCAAACAGCATATCCCACTCATCTTCGCTCATCACCTGCGTGCCGTCCAGGCGGTAGCGCGGGCGGGTCTTGCAGTAGTTGAGGTGTTGCTTCATCCCGTTGCGCGTGGGCCCAAGCCGCCCGATCAAGCCGAAGTCTTCCACGGTCAGCTTGCGCGTGCCGTACTCAAAGCCGTTCGGATCGGCACAGGGGTTGCTCAGGTAGCCGGGGGTGTCGCGACCCTGTTCTTGCTCCGGGCGCACGTAAGTGATGAACTCCACCGACCGGTAACACTCGGTTGCCGGTTTGAATCCCAGCCAGTCCAACAGGCCGAGGGTTCCCCGATAGCTCAGGGTCAGCAACTCATCGGTGCACGCATCGAAGTAGTTGCAACACCCGAACGGGGAAGCGGTATTGCTAAGGGCCATATCACGTTGTTTCAGTTTCATAGTTTTTTCCTCCTACTGCAAGCCTTTCTTCTTGAGAACTTCGTCTACTCGCTCCCCGGTTGTCGGTTCGCTTTTCCCCTCTGGTTCCTCAGCAGTTTGCCGAGGACGATACAACGCCTGAATCTGCCGCACTTCGGGCAGATCGCTCAGCCAGGCGGCATGTCGTTCGCTGTCGGTGGCCTCAAGCCGCTTCAAACGCGCCTCAGCCGTGTCTGCCCGTTCCAGCAACTTCGCGATAACGGTTGCCTGCGCGTTGACCTCATCGGTCAATGCGGTAACGTGGTCCTGATGGCGTTTGATCGCTTCGGTTTCGGCGGCGCTGGACTGTTGTTCCAAAAGCGGCTTGACGGTGGCGGTGTCACGCGCCACAACCGCGCCGGTGTCGGCCATCCGGTTGACGCCGTCCACCCGCCCTGCCATCTCCGCAACCAGCGCATCGTCGCCCAACAACTTCTTCAATGCGTCGCTGACTTCCTTTTTCATAGTATCTTTGCTCCTTTTGGTGATATTGGTGAACAAGGCCGCGGCCCGCGCTTCGGGCAGGATCGTGATCTTGCGCAGGATACCTTGTTCGTAGACCGGGATCGTGATCCCAGAGAAATCCACGAGTTGCGGCTCGCTGGTGGGTGCATACAGAATCGAGGTACCCCAATAGCCGGGGTCTTTCGTCAATCCTTCGGCGGCAGCGCGCCCGATGGCGCTGTCCTCGAACAGCCCTGACGCCACCAGGGTGAAGCCATCGCGGGCCACGAAGTCAGCTTCTCCCATATCGGTCCCGTCAACGTGAAAGAAGTCCAACTGCGGCATTGGCTCGCCGTCGTTGATGCGTTCAACGAAGCTGTCGAACAACTTGGTTGAATCAATCTCGCCCACGCGATTGAGGACAGCGGTGCAGGAGACGGCTACCCAGCGGTAACGCCCGTCGGATTGCCGACGCACGCGGAAGAAGCGTTCTTCTGCCGGTGTTTCGGTTGCGGGAGTTTCTGTCTGAGTCGCCCCTGCGGCGGGAACGTGTTCGGTGACGACGCGCTGCCATTCGCCCAGGGTGACCGTGTCGCCCTCGCCAATGACGATGGGGACCTTGTACAGCGCCCCCTCTTTGGCGGCCACGGCGTAGTTTTCGGTAGCGGTGTGGTAGGTGTCCAGAAACCAGCCGCCGGCGTCGTAGATCATCTCCCAGACCGTATCACCCAACATCATTCCGGCAATGGCGTCAGTCTTGGGAGTTTCGGGGGCGCTTTCTGCCATTTCCTCTTCCGGCTCTTCGGGCGCTTCTTTGCCTGCCGCCGCATAGACTGATTCCGGCGCTTGTTCGTCCATTTCTTCGTAGGCGCCGATCAGTGCGTTGGCCGCGCTGACCACAGCCGCGTCCCAGGCCGCCTGCTCGACGCTTTCGGGCTTAACGACCTGCGTTATGCCGTGACCGCCGGCGGCAGCATAGACTGCCTGTTTGACGTACACATCGCTGGCGTCTCCTGGCTCACGGATCGGCAGCAAACACAGGTCTTGTGTCCAATCAGCCGTCTCGGTCTTTCCGGCAGCGCTGTTGACGTTGATCAAACAGGCGTTGCAATACTGCTCGGTTGAGGCATAGTTGGCCGCGCTGCCGTCCCAACTCGCCACTTCCTTAATTGCCCGCCCTTTGACGATGCCTGCTTTGCGCAGAACACCCACGATCGCTTCACCTATCTGTTTTGCAAGGTTCATAACCAACCCCCTTTGAAATTATGTTCATAAAAACAACGAAGCCCAATACTATCAGGTATTGGGCTTCGATGAGCCTCGTTTTTAATTTTTATTATACACCCGTTTTCTAACGTGCAACCGTTGGGCCTTTTTGGCCGAGGTAGCGCCCGGTGTATGGGTGTTCAGCAGAGTCTACCATCTGATAGAGCACCAGCTGGACCACGCGCTCACCGGGCAAAATCGTCACGTCGCGATGGGCGTGTAATTCCAGCGTCAGGTTGCCACGAAAACCGGGGTCTATCCAACCGGCAAGGGCGTGATCCAGGCCTTTGCGCGCCCACGATGACTTGAGGTAAACGGCCCCGGCGACGTTGTCGGGCAGCGCGATATATTCGATGGTGGAAGCCAGCACCGAACGCCCGTGAAACAACACGATCTCATCAACGGTAACGACGGCGCGTTTGTCATCGTCCTGGTAGATGATTTCGTCGGCAATACGCAGGTCAATGGATGCCGGGTTGACCAATTCAGGATCGAACGGGATCACCCCACCCACTAAACCCCAACCACGAATCATTGCGTCATTGAGAATCATCGTTGCCCTCCGTAATCGCTTGCACGAACTCAGCCAATGTCACCGTCGCCGGCGTGCCCCCCAGACCGCGCGCCGCGTTGCTGTTTTTCGCCCGTGGCGTCACTTCCAGGCAAACCACGCCCCCTTTGACCACCCGGCGACAAATGGGGATACCTTTAGCCTTGACTAAACCGTCCGGTCGCACTTCAACATTGTTTTCTTCGCCCATTACCTGTACTCCAAATGACATTGGCAGTTAGTATGACAGCGTGTAGCGCCGTTGCCGGGGATGGCTTCTTCACCACTGGATGGGGAGATGAACGGAATGGTAATGGAGATGTAGCCGAGGTTGGACAGGGTAACGCAGTCCTCGCAATGTTCGGCAATCCCCAACTCCCATTTGTATTCCGTGTAACCAAAGCGGTCGGCGGCTTTGCGGCGGGCGGTTTCGTAGGCTTCGCGACTGCTCCTCATGTACATCCGCGCGCGGGCCGCGATCTGTTCTGGGGTAAGGTCGCTCAGGTCTTCGGTGAAGGCGTCCAGATACCCAAACTGTTCGGCGATCATCGCCCCCAGCGCTTCCCAGTCTATGGCCTCCATTATGAGCAGTCCACCGATACCGGCCAGGTAGCCGACGATGTATTCATCCTCGATTTCCTCGCGCATTTCCTCGCGCCAGTCCGCTGGGGAGATCAAGCCGTCGGCGTACATTTGCGCCAGGGTGTCAGCAACGTTCTCACTGGCGCCAATCATCCCGTCAATGAGCGCCTGGGCTTCGGCGTCGCTCAGCACTTCGCCGGTCTCGGTGTCCACGTAGCCGGAGCCACCGGCATTAGGATCATAAATCCAGGGCATCTTTCAACACTCCCCATAGCTCAACTAAAGCAATTCTGGTAAATTCTAACCAAAAAGACGGGTGCCACAGTCGCAGTTTTATGGTAACATAGGCTCTCCCGTCGTCGCCCAAGTGGATAGAACCTTCTTGCTTTAACCATCCTGGTAATTTCGCCATCTTACGCCTCAGCCTTCTCGGCCTGCAACATCCCCGTGAATTTTTGGTCTTGCAGCGCGTTCCACTTGGCGATGGCGCGGGCAACGTCGGCGTTGGTGACGGTGAAGTCCAGCTCTTCATTGCTGTAAAGCGCTTCCTGCCGCTTCTTGACCGGGTAACTGCGCCGGTGTAATGCTTGCTCGCCGCTGGGCCAGAGCTCGCGCACGATCCCCAGGGGCCAGGAATACCGCACGATGGGTTCATCCTTGAAGACGGCGCAAGCCCGGCGGACCTGTGGCAGCGATAACAGGCGCTGGCGTTCGGCGTCGGTGTCGGTGTCGGTCGCGGTCACGTCTTCTTCGGGGATCGTCCATTCGTCGGGGATCAAACCACGCTGAGCATAGAGATAACGGCGTTCCTCACGAGTCAAGGTCTCGCCGCCAGGGATGGGGGAGAGCGACATTGTGTTGATCGCGCTGGCGTAGGCTTCCATCACCTGCGCTTCCAGTTGTTGACCGGCTTCATTGCGTTGCTCGAATTCAAAGAGGACGCTGGGGGGAAGTTCTTTTTGGAGATTGTCCTGGTACGACAAGGCGAAGTCGAGGCCGCCTTTGGCCGTGGCCTTGATGCTTTGCACTTCGGTTTCCTGCCCGGTTCCCAGCGTGCCGCCGGAGACCGGCCAAAACTCGCGGGGATCGTAACCGAAACAGAGCGCGTAGCCGTACATCAAAATGTTGGTGAATTCGGAGAGGCTAAAGTTCTCCGGTAGCTGGCTGAGATTGACCATGTCGGCGCTCAGGCTTTCGTCGCCGAAGAGAATGGAAACGCCCGCGAAGTATTCTCGCTCACGTTGCGTCAGCACCTCGTTGTGCACTTCCATCGCCTCGTTCCAGCCCTCGTTGTCAATGCCGCGCATCAACAGGATACCCTTCTGCATCGCTGAGTACAGCATCTCCTGATCGTGGCGGTAGATGGCCGACATGATCACACCCAACTGGATCGCCCGCATTGTGGCGCAATAACCCAGGCCGCGATAGGTTTCATCGGGAGACGGCATTGCGTTGGTGATAAAGAACGATCCAGCGGGCCAGACTTGTTCTTTGCCGACGGCAGGGTAATAACGCAACGGTTCGAGCGTATTTCCAGTCAAGGCGCAACGGGCGCTATCCACGTGCCACAAGCTGCTCAACCGTCCCCCGGCAATGTCGGAGCCCTTCTCAGTCACAGCCCCCAGATTGGTGGTCCAGAAACTTTCGCTTTGTTGCGAGGCAAAGAAGCGGTAGGTGGAAGTGGACGCGATCTGCCCCTCGACAATGACGGGGTTGGGGTTACGCAATACTGACGAAAAGCGGTTGACCTGGTTGCGCCCACCGGTCAGCGACCATCCCCGGTTTTTGTCAATACTGACGACCGAAGATATTACGCCCGACAAGAGCGGCTCTTGCTTCCAGAATGCCCGCAACCAGGTGTCAAGCTCGCGACTGTCGGCGGTGTAGGCGGGGACGGTAATAAGAGCCTGCTTGCTCCATTTCTCGAACAGGCGCAGCCAGTTAAGTGCAGCTTCGTGACCGGCGCTAAAACGCGGTTGGCGTGATTGATTTTCCATTATACTCCCCGTCCCCCTTTGTGTTGACTCTCGGCCTTGTGCGCCATCGCCCCGGCAACAAAGCTGTCTGGGGGGTGGCCGGCGCCGAAGAGGCTGTCTACTGTGGCATATTTGTACTCATTGTACATCGTTTCGATGCGCGGCGCAACGTATTGTCCATCCTCAATTGCCGCAATGTAATCGGTAAAAAGGTTTTTGCGGGCGTTCCCGGTCATAATGACGGCGCGGGCATCGCTGGACATGTAATCTTCAACTACGTCGCCGACACCGGTGCCGTCGTGCGCGGCCTTGCCCCCGAAGCGCTCCAGGCGGGCATCGAAGCGCCCGACCATACGCGGCCACGGCTCGCGCTGGCGCCGTTCGTAGGCGACCATGATGTGTGGTGTCACGTCGGTGCGGAAGGTAACGATGTCGGTGTAGTCCATCTTCTTGGCCCAGTCGGCTCCGGTGACGTAACGGCCATCGCGCGACAACGGCAGCTTGTGTTGTGGGCATTGTCCCTTAGACTTTTGAACATAACCACAACGACTGCATTTGTAGCGCGGCGCCTGGATTTCGATGTACTCACCGGCCTTCCCCGGATACTCTCCCAATTTCGGGCTGAACATCGCTTCGACGGCCTCGCGGTCAATGGCGACGCCTTCACTGGACGGCTCTTGCAGCTCGTATTCCACTTGCCACATCATTGCGGTAACTTCGCCCTTCTTGGCTGCAACCTCGGAGGGCAGCAACCAGCCGCCGTCGGCCATATTCTCAGCGTATGACCATTCGTGGACGCTCCAGCCGCGCTCGCGGGAACGCTTGAGGATTTCGGTCATCGTGCCGTCCGGGTTGTGGTGCGTGCTGGAAATAGTGGTATTGGCAGGAACCAACACGGCGCGGGTGCGCGGATCAACTTTTGACATCGTCTGCCCCATCGCGGCGTCCAGGATGGACAGGCTCATTTCGTCGGCCTCGTCCAGACGCAGGCGTGGTATATGCGGGCCGCGCGCTGAGTTTTGTGACGCCATCAACGCTTCGATCGAGTTGCCCCAGGTGAAACGGCTCAAGGTAGCCAGCGGATCACCAGCCCACAGTTTGGCCGGGGCGTTCGGCGACTGGAAGAAGGTCTGCGAGATGTAGTCCTGCACGTTCTTGGACTGCTTGCCGCTGCCACCCAGGATTTTGACATTGGCTTTCAGCGTCAGGGCCTCGGTCAGACTGAGCAGGGCCAGCAAAAACGACTTACCACCAAAACCACGCGAGGCTTTCCACACAACGATGCGGTTGCGGGCGAAGTACGAATCGCAGAAGGCGCGCCAGGGGGTGGAATGGCCGGGGACGACGACGGTGTCGGGGACACGAATGCCGAAACAGAGAAAAATGAAATCGGCGAGGGCCTGTTCGCTTTGAATGGGTAAACTAAACCGATGGACTGTGGGCATCTTTAGTCCTATACGCGCAATCTGAGCATTTCCCGGCGCCGTCAATGACAACGTACTTCAACTTACAACAGTTGGCGCCGCCGGTGCTGGCAAGATTGTTCAGGCAACGTGTGTTGTGGCAGTAAAGATTGGTGATCTTGTCAATATCAATCGTAAGGTTGGTGCTTTCGCTCATCTTACTCCTATGGAACAATAAATCCGGCGCGCGCCCAATAGTAGAAGCAAACTGAATAAAACAGGCATATTGGGAAAAGAAGTAATAGCAATAGTACGATCAGTGCCAGCTCTCTGAGCGTGCTCATTTGTGTACCACTACGTCAATGAAGCCCTCGCTCACCTTGACCGCCTGGGTTGTGTCAGGTTCGGCGGCGCCGTGCCGTTGCAGATCGCTCGCGGCTTTGAGGGCCTGTGAGAGTTGCGCCACACTGGCATTGAGCGCCAGGGTGATAACGACCGTCTTGTTGCCGTTGTCATCGGTCTTCTCTTCTACCGTGCGTTGGCGAAACTTGGGGAATTCGGCCAGCAACTCAACTACGCGCTGCCGCAATTCCTGACCATCGCGCCAATCGGCTTCTTCTAGCTGCGCCTGCCGCTCGGCCATCCGCGCCTCACGCTCGGCGGCGCGGATTTCTAGCAGCCGGCCCAGGCGGGCGCGCCAGTGATACTTGGCTGACCAGTCCTCGATCACTTTCTCACTTTTTGTTGGGGGTTTTTCCCCACCTGTTTCTATCCTTTCCCGGTAACTAACAGCCAACAGGCGCATAGAACGCATCGTTCCCAGCGCGATGAAATCTTGAAACGCCTCGAAGGCGCGCGCTGTCTCACCGGGTAGGCGGGAAAGCGGGTCTTCCTGATCAAAGGCGTTGTCCTGCTGTGTTTCTACGTCTATGTCTGCCATATTTCCCTACTCTAAACTTGTGTTCATAAGATTTTTGATGCTGGCGTTGATCAAGTAGGCGCTGAAATGCCACAGACCATTCCAGAGAATGCCAAGAAGGAAAACATCGGTAAACGAACTCATAACTCAAACCTCTTTTTGATAGCTGGGGGCAATGGTGTGGCTTGCGCCTCAATTTCTTCCAGGGCATTGGCCCAGGACGGATCAGGAACCCAGGCGGGGGTAATGGATAGACCGTTTAACTGTGTCATCAAGATGCGCACTCCACGCCAGAGTTGCCGATTCAACGAAGAGAGCATGGTCAGGCGCTCCTTCAAGATCGCGATCTCGTGTCCCATGTTCTCTACCTGTGACATACATTGCTGGCGATCAGCGCGCGCCGCCTGATCGTATTGCTGCCATTCGCTCTCCCTTTTTTTTTCCATATCGGCGAGCCGCTCTTCGTATTTCAGCAGACGCGCCTCGTAGTTCTTGACCAATGTTTCAGTTGCTTGAGAAACGGCAGCGTCACGGCGCGCATCAGCGTCTGTATCAATCGCCGACGCTTCGGAACGGACTTTCTTCGCATCACTGCGTGACTTGATCAAAACACCAACCGCCGTAAACAGTCCGGCGATACCACCAATGAGCGCGACGATGCTTTCGATGTTCATAGCATTCCTGTCCAGCTATTGCTTGCGCGGGAAGTAGGGGCCGCCGATCTGGTAGGTGCCTTCCGCCGATAAAACGAACGTGCCCCAGGTGACGAGCAAACCCAGGGCCACGTTGGCGTCAAAAGGAGCCGGTAAACTGAAGTTGATGCCGAACGCATATTGCAAGACTGCGATTATGATAATAACCACAAGCCCGGCATAGGCGCGAATGGCGCGCTTCCACTCGTTGGAAAGCGCGGCCCATTTGGTAGCAAATCCCGGAATCAGTTCTGGCAACAACGAAAAAATAATCCCCAAGATAATGTTCAGTGAGATTTTGTCCACGTCAGTTCTCCTTTTTGATGGTCGGGTGTCGCCGTAGGAATTCTTCGATTGCGACCGTCGGCGTCAAACGTTTCTCCCCGCGTCCGGCTTTGCCGATAGCGCGATAGCCCAGCTCGCGCTGGCGGTGATAGTAGGACACCATCTGGGTGGAAATCCCTAAACGGGCGGCTACGTCGGCGACGCTTAAAAGCTCTTCTGTCTCTACCATTGGTCATCCTCATTACGTTAGTCTGTATTCATTATATATCGGCAAAGCAGTGTGTCAACTAAATTATACTAAGGTTATTATATTTCGTTGTATAATATACTTTATAACAGTAGATTCTGGGGAGGTGAAGGATGCTACACTATACCAATGGCGCGATCTTACTGGACAAGCGTGAGGTGCAACGTTTGGTAACGTTTGTGGTGCAGGTGCAGGAAATGCACATTCACGAAGGCGACGACCTGCACGCGGAAGCCGCGCAGCTCAAGGAAATACTGACCGGACAGCCTGAAAAACTGCCCATTCCGACAAAATTATACGGGAGTGATTAAATATGGAAACGACAACTGCGCTCGAAATCAACAAGCACACCGGCAAGGTCTTGGACGCCGTCATTCGCCAGGGTAAACTCACGGTTTTACGCTATCGCAAGGCCGTGGCTGAATTGCTGCGCGACTATGACGAAACGCGAGTAGGCGAGTTACCCATCATCCCAGTGAACTCTACGCAGATTTGGCGGGAACTGCCGGAGATGTTGGCGGCCTGCGCCGCCGGCAATGCGGTCTACGTGATCATGCGCCACAGGCGTGCTGTTGCTTATTTGATGCCACTTTCTACCGGGGGTATTTAAATATAAAAAACCGGCGCCGTTTTTCTGTACTACAAGCAAGGTCACATTCACACAAAGGAGCCGGTATGGCAGTTTTGACAGCGGTAACATTTTTCGTAGTCTGTGGATTCGTATGCGGCCACTTTGTACGCGGCAAGCGGCGCTACCGTGATCCGGCAGCCGCCAAAGCCGCCGCAGGAAAAGCGCAACGCCGTCACGGTGGCATCTACTGGACCGAACGGTCCTGACTTCCCTTCACCGCCCAACGGGGATTGGACGGTGAGGGGAGGGAGACTCGGTAGCGGGTGGTACTGCGAAAAGTCACAATAAGGTAGAAGGTTATTCCTTCAACCGGGTTCGATTCCCGGTCCCTCGTTTTGCACGTCCGCAACGCCTGTTCGGCAACTGGCACGTCTCGGGGTGCTGGTTTATCTTGTGAGTTATCGGTGTGAACTTGGGGTGCTTTCGCAGAAATGGGCCGTTGAGACGCGGCCCTTTTTTATAAATTTTTTTTCATAAGTTCAAGGAGCAACGAATGACCCATGACGACATCACCAAAGGGCTGATCCTGACTAGCCGCTGTTCATCCATCGGTTTAATTTGCTTTTGCATCGTCGGCATCGTAGCCACTGAGCTGACGCTGATCCCGGAAATTGCGCGGCTGCTCTTCGTGTTGGTAGGAGCGGCTTTCATCGCGGTCGGGGCAGAAGGGGGGAGCCTGTTTTCGATTGTGGCCGCCTTCGAGCGCGATGGCACATTACGGGGCTGGGACATCGTCGGCGCGATTTTCTCGCAACTGGCGACGCTGTCGGCGGTGATCATGGCCTTTGCTACCCTTACCGGCGCCAGCAGCGATTGGGCCGCCTTCGTCAGCGTCTACGGCTACATTACCACGACCGGGTTTATCTCGGTTGATGCGACCTTCAACTACGTCGCGCTGGGGCTGCATCTACGCAACAGCAAGAAGCTGCGATTGGCTGAGGTGCAGGATAACCTGGATTACCAGCGCGATTGGATCGTAATACAACGCGAGCTGGTACAGATCGAGCGTGAGAAATTCGCGTTGGAGACACAACGCCAGTTGTACAACAGCGACGAAAAGGAAACCGGTCCGATGCAACCAGTTGTACAACAGGAAACAGAAAAACAACTGAAGGATTTGGCAGTTGTGCCGTCGGACACAACTCAACAACCGGAAGTTTTAGCAGTTGTACCATCAGACACAACCGTTGTGCAACTGTCATCGGAACAATCGGCGACCGCCACAACAAAACGCGAGCGCGTGGTACAACTGTTGCGCAACAACGGCCACAGCCCGCAACAGATCGCCGATTTGGTTGGGTGCTCTTATGAGTACGTGCGGAAGATCAAGAAAGAGATTTAGGCGCAAATAAAAGAGGGGCCAGTTATGGAAACACGCGAAAAACTGCTACGCGATTTTGGAGCGATGGTGGTCGGGCAGCTGAATCACCCGGCGCTTTGCGGCGCGCAACCGTTTGTCCTGGAAAAGGACGCCCACGGCTATGCCTACCAGGGTATCGCGGGCTATCGGGTGGCGCAACTGCGGTTGAACGTTGGCCTGCGCAACGCTGAACTGGCGCGCGCCTTGACTCCCGACAAACTCGCCTTCTTCGTGCCGTGGGACGTGGAAGCGCCGCCGGCGGCCTACATTGATCCGGCGGCGATGCGTTGGGTGACGGTGGAAGCGCAGTTCCCCCAAGAATTGCAAAAAACACGAGTCCCACTGGATAGCGTGGGCCAGGGCGCCGCCGACGGACAAAGTTTCATTGCCGGGCCGGATATGCGTGGGCGCACTGTGACGATCCCCTTCACCGATATGGTGCACGTGCTGGGCGCAGGGACCACGGGCAGTGGGAAGTCTACCTTCTTGCAGTCGGCGGCCTACCAAACCAGCCTGGCGAATTGCGGAGAGGGCCCGGCCAGCAACGTGATTGTCTTGGTGACGGGCAAAATGAGCGCGGCCTTCGCGGCCATCAACGGATTGCCGGGGCAACAAGGGCCACTGGCCGCCGACGAACAGAGCGCCATCAACGCGCTGGGCTGGATCGTGGCCGAGATGAACCGGCGCTATGCGATCTTAGAGAGCACCGGCGAGGTGATCGTCACGCCCGGCATTCACCTGTTTTACGACGAATTCCAGGAGCACACCGAGGACGGGCGTAACGCGCTGTTGACCGAGCTGGTGCGGCAGATTGCCGTCAAGGGGCGTGAATGTGGGATTCACCTGTGGGCCAGCACCCACAAGCCAAACCTGCGGATGTTTGGCAAGGCGGGTAATGCCGTCAAAGGACAGTTCTCTACCCTCGTTGGTCTGCACATGACCGATCCGATCAGCAGCCGGGTTTTACGCGGCGATGATATGTGCTGCCATCTGAGCGGGCGCGGCGACGCGCGGGTATCAGCGGAGGTAGCCGGCAGCGTGGTAGATGCGCGGGTGCAAATGTTGTATGTGCCTGAAGCGCAACTACGGACGCGGGCTGGGGGAAAACCGGTGTTGGCCGACTGGCCAGCATTCGATAGCAGCAGCGTCGAACGCAGCGAGAGCCGGCGCGGGCGGGTGGCCGGCGAGTTCAGCGATGAGCAATGGGCTTGCGCCCTCTACGCCGCCCAGCAGCAGCCCCGTCCGATGGGCCGCGAGGACTTTCAGGCATTGCTGGCGCGGGAAGGCGTGGACATTGCCGGGCACAACAAGCTGGACAAGTTGCTCAAACGCGGGCGGCGGATCGTTACGATGTTGGAAGAGATCGAGGAATAGCCTGCCTGCCTTTAATTCGCGATAGTGCTTATGTTCATAAGTTCACGGCTAAAACGACTGTGTCGAATTAAAGGCAGGCAGGAATTAGTATCATAAGTTTAATGAGTCCAAGACAGCGAGGTGTAAAATGATGATGCGACCACAGACGACCGAAGAGATTACCTGGCAAGGGACAATCAAAAGTATTTTGGCGCTGACGTTGGTGCAGGCATTACTGCGCTTATTCGTCGGCGTTGTGCTGTTCATCTCCTGGGTTTTGTTGACCGGACGCGGCGCCGGGCCGCTCCTGGTTGGCGCTGCCGCGATCGTGGCGACCGGGTTACGAATGCGCTCCTTCATCCCGCCAGAGCCGCGCGTCAAAACTGGCAAGCTCTCGGCTGAGCGTGCCAATACTGCGGTCATCACCGGATTGTTGGGCATCGTGCTGATCGGCCTGTGGCTGACCGGTTACTGGCCGCAATTGTGGTGGGAGTTGGGCGAGCGGCGACTGTGGGTAGCGTGGGCTACGGGGAGTTGTTCGGTGCCAGTGATCTGGCTTTGGATCCGCCTGTCCCTGATCGTCACCATTCCCTGGTCCACGATCCGCCCATTCAAGGATACCGACTGGGCGCTGGCCATCGAACGCATGTGGCCGAAGGCGCGGGAGGTGCAGTTCGGGCAAGCGCAGGCCATTGGCAAAGCCATACAACACCCACGCGCTGGAAGACAACTGCGCTACAACCAGACACAACAGCCGCCGCAACTGGTTGTACCAACGGTACAACAACCGCACGCGCCGGACAACACGCCGACGATGAAGGTAGACGGCGTTTAACACAACTGCCCGGTGAAAAAACCGGGCAGTTTTTCTGTTCTGTGGACAACTCGAGAAAGGAGTTTTGGTAAAATGGAAACCGAGAAGATGAAATGTTTCTACTGTGGCGCCCCATCCGTTGATTGGAATCCGGTTACTGGCTGTACTCCGATCTCGCCGGGCTGCGCGCATTGCTACGCCAAGCGGATGGCAAAGCGCCTTGCTGGGCGTTGTGGGTACCCTCAAGCGCCGCACGAGTTTGACGTTACACTGCACCCGGATCGGCTTGACGAGCCTGCACGATGGCGCAAACCATCACGGGTGTTTGTGTGTTCGATGAGCGATCTATTTCACGATGACGTGCCGTTCGAGTTCATTGACAAAATTTTCGCGGTTATGGGGAGAAATCAACAGCATACGTTCCAATTGCTCACGAAGCGCCCAGAAAGGGCGTTGAAATACATCAACTCTGGGTGTTATAAGCGTATTCTACGAGAATCCGCCAGTGTGAAATTTACAATTGCCGGTATGGGAACCGGTATTGGAGACCCAGCACGTATTGGATTGCCAAACGTTTGGTTTGGCGTTACCGCTGAGAACCAAGAGCAAGCCGACGCTCGTATCCCGTTACTGATTGAAATACCGGCGGTTGTGCGGTTTGTGAGTATCGAGCCAATGCTTGGTCCGATAAAGTTATCTGAAGTAAGCGTTAAAAATGACGGATGGATGTTAGGAGATTTATGGTTCTATCAGACATACGATGGGCGTCACATTATTGATTGGGTGATTTGTGGTGGCGAAACCGGCCCCGGTGCGCGCCCGATGCATCCCGGTTGGGTGCGGTCATTGCGGGATCAGTGCAAAGAAGCTGATGTGCCGTTCTTCTTCAAGAAGCACGGTGAGTGGGCGGAGATTGGTAGCAAAATAAATTATGCTGTAAACATTACCAATCTCCCACGACACACGTTTCAAGACGGCACAATGATGGTGCGTATCGGCAAAAATGCCGCCGGGCGGGTGCTTGATGGCCGCACGTGGGCTGAATACCCAACTCCCGCACGATGAATAAGATCACTCTTAATGCAAAGGAAAACTAACTATGACCTACTCGCCGATATTTCTCAAGGACGGCAATCTGATCGTCTTCCTGAGCTTGGCCTTCTTATCAAAAGATCAGGCACAAGCCATAGCTATCGGCTACGCTTCATCCACAAACCTGGCATTGTACGGCATTGAGTTCACCGGCGAGGCTTTGGAATTTACCGGCGCGCAACGCTACATACCAGCGCGCCTGGCCGGACGACCGGTGGCCGTGTTGAGCGGACCGGCCTTCACTCAAAGAATTGCCGCGAAAACGGCGTAAGGAGAAAGATGGACTTTGTAACATTTGACATTGAGATAGCTCAAGAAATCCCGGAAGGCTGCAAAGATTATCACGTGGTCGCGCCGCTTGGGATAACCTGTGCTGCAAAAAATATGAATGGTTTTGGGGCGGTTGCCTATACTCCTGCCGTCGGTGCCGACGGCAACTATCGCGAGCGAATGACCCGCGAAGAATGCGTAATGATGCTGGAAGATTTGGAGTTCTTGAAATCGGAAGGTTTCGCGATCGTCACCTGGAACGGCCTGGGGTTTGACTTTCAAGTGCTGGCTGAGGAATGCACCCTGGGCCTGCACGGTCAAGAGCGCGACGAGATATGGCGGCGCGTTGGCGATCTTGCCTGGAATAGCTACGACCCTGGGTTCCAGATGGTCTGCGAGAAGGGTTTTATGATCGGGCTACAGGCCGCCGCTACCGGCCTGGGGGTGCAAGGAAAAACTGAAGGTATGCACGGTGATTTGGCGCCGGTAATGTGGAAACAAGGCCGCGAAAAGCAAGACCTGGTCATCTCTTACGTCAAACAGGACGTGGTAGCGACGGCAAACGTGTGGAAAGCCCTGACGGGAGCGAGCTTCCTTCCCTGGACCGCGAAGAGCGGGCGCCGTAACGTTTGGAACTATCGCCAAATGTTGCCGGCCAACATGGCTAATGCCATCCCCCGTCCCGACACGAGCTGGATGTCTGATCCGCGCCCGCCAGAGTCGTTCTATAAGTGGATAAACTTATGATAGAAAAAACATACGCTGAGACGGTGAATTACTGGAAGACCGGGCAATCATCTCCTGATACCTGGCTTGACCACGCCAAAACCGAGATAGCCGCCGTGGGTGGTAAAGTGCTGGCCTTCGAGCTTGACGGTGAGAAATTCAGGGTGCTGTGGCCGGTGCTCGAATCCAAAACCGGCAATCTGCGGGCAGCGCGCATACAAGCAGCCACCGCGCTGTATCACGAGGTGAAAGCAGCTTGCGTTAAGCTGCGCTTTCTGGGGGCGCGGGCGGCATTCTTGGCTTACTGGATGCTCCCGGAGGGATCGGGACGCACTGCTTCAGAGCTGACGCTGGAAGACGATCTGCCGGCGCTGCTTGGGGGAAAGCCAGTGATGGCGTTGGAGGTGAGCAATGGCCGCTGAACACGTCGGCCACACTTGCCCAGTGTGCGGTGAACCCAGCGATACCGAGTTTACCCCGTATTGCTCATGGGATTGCCAGGAAATACGGTATGATCCAGTAGCATATCTGGAAATGCCGCTGCCAGACGAAGACTCACCGACGACCGAAGAACAGAAATACGAACTCTACGGCGTGCGCGTGGAATGCCCAGTGTGCGACGGTGGGAAGCGTATACCGGACACCGGGTGTTTCCGCTGTTTTGGTCGCGGGTTGTACAACGTGGTGCGGGTAAGAGCAAAAGAACCGGCTTGATGTTTTAGCAAAAAGCAGTATAATCAGATTGTAAGCGGATGGGGATGGCAACCCTGGCAATATCCGCGAGGCTGAGGACAAGCAGCAATGAACGTTATTCAAAGACCGGTTTTTGTGTGGGCTCACCCCTCCGGGGGTCGCCAACCCCAGGAGCATCCTTGTCCTGGGTGTGCTCACACAAAAGCCGGTCTTTTGTTTCACCTGAAGGTGTCTATGAAACCGTCACGAATTTTGATGCGCGCTCTGTTGTTACTCTCCGATCTCGGTATTTTCCTCGTCACCTTTGCCGATAAAGCCGCCGACATCGCGGTAAAGCTGGCTTGCTATGGACTATGAAGCGATCCGCGCTGAATACAGTCTGCTGGATGAAGTCGAAAGCGATCTGGGACAGCCGGTACGCCGGTCCGGTGGATGGTCATTCTGGCGCTGCCCGTTTCACGCTGACAGTGATCCATCCTTCGGTGTCAAAGATGAAAAGTTTTACTGTTATGGCTGTCAAAAACGTGGCGACATTGTAGATTGGTTGACCGGTTTCTGGGGCCTGGACCTGGCGCAGATCGCTTCACAAAACTCACGGCTCGATGATCACGAACTACGCTTACGGCGACTAGAATACCA